GGACCAGTAGGACCTGTGGCACCGGCACTGCCTTGAGCGCCTTGTGGGCCAGTAGGACCTGTAATAGAAACACCAGATGGTCCTGTGGGACCAGTAGGACCTGTGGGTCCAGTAGAACCTTGAGCGCCTGCACTACCTTGACTGCCTTGTGGACCTGTGGGTCCTGCACTGCCTGCCGTACCTTGACTGCCTTGTGGTCCAGTTGGACCCGCAGAACCGGTAGAACCTTGTGTACCCTGAGGGCCAGTAGGTCCAGTAGGACCCTGAGCACCAACAGAACCTTGTACACCCTGTGGACCAATCAAATTTGTAGTTGCGCCAATCCAAACACCATTGGCCGCAATGACGTTTGTGGTGCCTACTGTAAGTCCATTTTTGACTACAAAATTTGAATTAGTTGCCATTTATTATATCTCTTAATTCATTAATTTGATTCTGTTGTTTTTCAATTTGTTCTTGTTGTTCTTTGATTGCTTCAATTAATAAACCAACCATGTTACCATATGCAACCGATAATGTTTTATGTTCATCTGATTGTACAGTAATTACTTGCGGCAAAACTTCTTGAACTTCTTGAGCAATCACACCAACAAATTCTCTGTTTTGGTCATCAACATCTGTTCTATTATATGTCACACCTCTAAGTTTTAAAACCTTATTAAGTGCATCTTCAATTTGATTAATGTTTTTCTTAAATCTAATATCAGAGTATGCAGTAATATTTCCTGTTGCGGTACAATCACCTGTGTATTCAACTTTAAATCTTGTTTGTGGAATATCAGAGCCTGTGCCTGATGTTGATGTTCCAGATTTTACAGCAACAATAAAATCCGAACGTTCTGATCCTGGAGTATCCCTATAATAACCACCAATCCAAATATGTGGTGCAACATCATAACTTGTGCCGCCGGCATAATTTAACAATCCATTGATAGCTATGCCAGCATAATAATAACCCGCACCAGTTCTTGTAGAAGATGGTCCTAAAACAATGTTATAACAGTTGCCGTTAATTTCTGTTTCGCCATTTGTAAAAGAAGAAATACGAACTCTGCCGCCAGCATTATTTGATGCGTTTACTTGTCCTGAGCTATAGTTTGCTCTATAGATTCTATCGCCGCTATTCGGATCGGAGTAGTAAGTGGTGTCGTTGGCATCGTAAAAAATGGTTCCGTCAACACGCCCGCCGGAATAAACGCCGGTTGGACAATAGATATTATATGCGCTATTGGTTGATGATGTGCCAAATCCACTGCAACCACTAGTAGCATTATAATATTGAACCCAAGTACCAGATGATTCACGATATATACCGCCATTACCTGATCCGTCAGCCATGTAGTTCAAATGGGAAGTTGTGTTTCCCATTAAAATACCATAATAACCATTTTTACTATTTGACGCATAATATCCGCCATATGTAGTAAGAGAGTTTGTTGGCAATAAACCTGTTGGTCCAGTTGGTCCTGCACTGCCTTGTGGACCTGTGGGACCTGTACTTCCCGCACTGCCTTGTGGTCCAGTAGGACCTGTACTTCCCGCACTGCCTTGTGGTCCAGTAGGACCCGCAGAACCTGCTGTGCCTTGGAAACCTTGTGGTCCAGTAGGACCTGTAGGTCCAGTAGGACCGGTGGAACCCGCAGTACCTTGAAAACCTTGTGGTCCAGTAGGACCCGTTGGTCCAACCGAACCTTGTGCACCTGTTGGTCCTGTAGTGCCTGCTGAACCTTGTGCACCTGCAGCGCCTTGAGCACCAGTAGAACCTTGTGAACCTGTTGGACCTTGTTGACCAATACTACCTTGAAATCCTTGTGGACCAATCAAATTTGTAGTTGCGCCAATCCATACACCATTGGCTGCAATGACGTTCGTAGTTCCTACAGTCAGGCCGTTCTTGACTACAAAATTTGAATTAGTTGCCATTTAATTTTTCTTCCAACATTTCAACTTTTTGATTTAATTCTTTGATTGCCTCAATAAGTAGGCCAACCATGTTACCATATGCAACGGAATATTGTGTATCTTCTGTGCCAAGAACTGCTTCAGGTAAAACTTTGATTACTTCTTGAGCAATTACACCGGTTTGTCTAGGTAATTCTGGATTTTCAACTCTATCATAAGTAATACCGTTAATCTGTTTTACTTTATCTATAGCATTTTCAATTTTCTGAATATTGTTTTTTAACCTAATATCCGAATAAGCTGTAATGTTTCCTGATACCACCAAGTTAACTGCAAGTCCTGAAGCCGAACTTATATTCATAACTTGACTTGTAGCTCCCCACATGTCTATGTAACCAGAATGTGGCCAGTTCATACTTATTGCCGAACCGGCTGAGTTATAACCAGATGTTCTGATTAATCCTGCAACAATAAGTGATGTTGATGAAGCTGCATCCAAATAATAACTGGTGTTATCACTATCATAGAAAATTGGAGCTCTAACATCTCCTGAAGCTGATACGTTATTAATCCAACGACCACTAGAATTCCAAAGATTTACAGCACTTGCTACGTTCCAAGATGCACTACCGTTATCTGACGAATACCATACTGGTCCATTACCCTTCAAAAAGAAAAGACAGTTTGTTGAGTCATCGGAAGCCTGAACCCATGTACCATTATCATAATAAGTGCCAGAAGAAATATATGTTCCTCCGCTGGCCCAAGGTAATATTGACCAACATGTTGCATAACTTGTAGACTTTGCAACAATTGGTCCAGTTGATCCCGTAATTGCTTGAACGGTTAAACCTGCATATGATCCTCCTGCACCTCCACCTAAAGATAAACGATAAAGATTTGATGTACTTGGAGTATTTAAATAATAACTATTGTCATTATTCATGTATAAATTGCCATTTGGTACTTTTCTCAAATCCCAACTATTCCAATTTCCATTTAAGAATCCATAATTGCTCGGTGATCCATATAATTGAACACGCCAGGTGCCACTAGAATCGAACATTGACAAACCGATATCTGTTCCTGATCCGTGACCATACATGTATAAGTTTTGTCCAACATTTCCTGTTCTGAAATCTGGTCCATTCGTAATAGTAATTGGTGAATATGATGAACTGAATGTTCCTGTAGGTCCTGTTGGTCCAGTAGGTCCAGTAGGTCCAGTAGGTCCTGTGGGACCTGTACTTCCTGTACTGCCTTGCGCTCCTGTTGAACCTTGAGGACCTTGAATACTTTGACCTTGTGGTCCAGTAGGACCTGTCGGTCCTGTGGGTCCTGTACTGCCTTGTGGTCCTGTGGAACCTACAGAACCTTGTGCACCAGTAGGACCAGTAGGTCCGGCTGCGCCTTGTGAACCTTGTGGTCCGTTTGATCCTGCACTACCTTGAAAACCTTGTGCGCCAAAACTACCCTGAAACCCTTGCGGTCCATTAGTTCCTGCTGAACCTTGTGCGCCTGTTGGACCTTGTGGTCCGATAAGATTCGTGGATGCACCAACCCATACACCATTGGCTGCAATGACGTTTGTTGTGCCGACTGTGATGCCGTTCTTAACGACAAAATTTGAATTCGTTGCCATTCGGTTCCACTATCCCCGATATTATTATGTTTTATTTATCTCCAGCAGGGGCCATCCCACCATGCTGCAAGAGAATATCTTTTACCCTTTGTTACTTTTTCTGCTTGATGTTCAATAAAAGAAGGAAACATAATCACGGTTCCTTGTTGACGAATTGCATCAGCATCAATCGTTTCATTTTGATTGTATAATCTTAAATCACCACCTTCATAATCATTTGAATCACTAAGTTGAACAACCGCAGACAATTTACGGTGATAATTTGTACCATTTATCCAAAACACATCATGGTGTCTTTTGTATTCACCTTCATATTCAGAATCATATTCAGCCAATTGAATAAAATCCAATTTTGATATATGAAAACCAAACCAAACATCGTTAGATTCTATGGCCATACTCCACAATTGTGTGAACAACCAATCAAATTGTGTGTGTTCTCTTTTAATGAAGTGAACATTACTCTTACGGTAATTTTCGTTCACTCCATCACCATTCACACCAAGATTGGCTTTTTGGCCAGGTAATTTTAAACCTTCATTAATAATAAAATCACATTGGTCTTTTGTAAACCGATTTTTATAATATACCCATTCACCTTTCATAATATACCTTTATAAAAAATTAAACAACAATACCAGTTCTTACTACCTTAATAGTTGTGACAGTTGCAGAAGCAGGTGTAAACAACAAGTTCAAGTTACCCGCAGAAATAGATGCATCGAAAGTACCCAAAGAAGCAGAAGTAAAGACTTCACCATACTGAGCAAGCCATACTGTTGAACCATCATGTACAACTCTCAATTCGATGACATGATAACCAGTAGAAGTGTTCATTTGTGCCAAATATTTAGCACTTCTATACGTAGTTGTTGCAAATGTATCAACAGTTACTTGTGTTACTGCCGCAGCAGTTGTGTATGAAGTAGTTGTAATATAACCACTTGTATTGATTGTAACACCAGTATTTGCAGTTAGTGAAGAACCAGTGATTGTTCCTGATGAAGAAATTGCACCAGTATAAGCATCACCAGCCTTATTTGCAGGTGTGTAACCTAATGCATTGGTTACGTTTATAGAACCAAATGTAACTGCACCAGTTGAACCGTTGAATGATGTAACACCAGAGTTGTTAATCGTAATGGTAGAACCAGAAACTGAGGTAGAGATTGCGGTACCACCTTGAACGGTTAATGTACCACCACCAGAAACAGAACCTGTTCCTGTATTACCACTTAAGTTAACTGTTGTAGATACTGCAACGTTCGCTGCGGAAGTTACACGACCAAAACCATCAACAACCAACACAGGAATATTTGTAGATCCACCGTATGTTCCTGATGTGACACCAGAGGTTCTTAGTCCAAGATCAATTGTCTTAGCTGTAGGTATCAATACGTTAATACCGTTCGCAGCTGCAGCAGAAATTGTCAATGTATCTGTATTGGAACTTGGTGTAATACTTGTTCCGTTTGCAGAAATTGTGGTGAAACCAGTCTGAACTGCACCATTGGCCTTAGTAAATGCAGCATTCGCTTGAGCAAATGCACCGTTTGCGTATGTGGCAGCTGAGTTGGCAACACCAAATGCGGAGTTAGCATAAGAACCAGCCGTTACAGCCTTAGAATCGGCTGTTGCTGCATTGGTTGTGGCTGTGTTTGCCTGTGTATATGCAGAGTTGGCGTATGAACCTGTTGTGTTCTGACTTGCATATGCTGCATTGGCTTTTGCAAAAGCACCGTTAGCATATATTGCGGCTGAGTTGGCAACACCAAATGCGGAGTTAGCATAAGAACCAGCCGTTACAGCCTTAGAATCGGCTGTTGCTGCGTTGGTTGTTGCAGTATTTGCTTGCGTGAAGGCCGCATTAGCGTATGAACCTGCTGAGTTAGCTGCTGGCCAAACATATGTGTTTGACTGATTGTATACAGCATTAGCCTGATCAAACGCACCGTTGGCATAAATTGCAGCAGAGTTCGCTGTATAACTTGGTGTATTTGCCTGTAAGAACGCAGCATTGGCCTGTGCATAACCAGAAGTAGAATATCCGTATGATGCAGCATTTGTTAATTGTACTGTACCATCATTGAATGTTACGCCTTGTGAATTGACTTTGATGCCGCCACCAAAATATGAAGCACCTGAATTTACATAAAATGCGTATGTTGTGCCACCTAATGTGACATTATTGCCAGCCGCAGGCGCACCACCAATGTATACAGTATGTGGTGTATTATATGTAATGCCTGTATTTGCGGCAGAATATGTTGTTGGATTAAATGCTACTGCATATGCGTTATTTACAGTACCACCAGTTGCTGTTGTTGTATCAATAACGGTTTGACCTTGTATTACAAAGAAACCGTCTGTCAAATCAGATGCTTTAACTGCCTGATTTGGTGTTACTATGAATTGACCAGCATGAACTGTTCCGTACAATCCTTCAAATGTATTTCCGGTTGTGAAATGACCAACTTCATAGAACTCAAAGTGACCTGTATCTGCCGCACGAACAACTGCTGAATGGCGTTCAGAGAACGCAACTTTACCAGCCATCGTTTCGTTACCAGGACTACCACTCACACCAGTAAATGTGAAATAACCTGGTCCAGATGTTGCAATTGTTTGGTTTCCGTTGTATTGTGAGTTAACAAAACCAGAAATGGTAACTACTGATCCAGCAGGAAGAGTAATTGCACCGTAACTATTATCGTATGAAACGTTTGCAGTAGAACCTGAACGTGTGACGTTTGCACTTGTGAATTCTGTTATTCTAGTTGAAACACCCAATGCACCTGAAGTAACAACTGATGCATTTGTGGAATTATTAAATGATATGGATCCTGGTGTGGATGCTGTCACAGTCCATACACCATTAAAGCCAGAAGGTGTTACGCCAGTGATTTGAACAACTGATCCTGGTGGATAATATGTTGAATCGGAAAGATTCAATGTGGCTGTTGTACCATTACCACTACCACCAGTTATAACTCTAGGACTTGGATCTGTTGGGGAATAAAATTCAGCTTCAAGTCCAATATCATAGGATGTTGGAGTATTCAACCATCCTGCAGAAGGCGTATTTAATAGAATGATTGGGTTTGTATATGCTGCTGTTGTTGATGATGTGTATACTGTTGCGCCTTGAACAGTTAACGCACCAGAAATGATTGTATTACCAAAAACGTTTAGATTTTGGCCAATGCCAACACCACCAGTAACAACCAATGCGCCACTTGCGTATGTTGTAGAACCTGTTGCACTTGTAATCTTAACATCACCAGCAATTGTACCACCAGATGCGTAGATTGCGTTTGCATTATTTGCTACAGAGAACGCAGCGTTTGCTTGTCTGAAAGCACCGTTGGCATATGTTGCAGCAGAAATAATGTCTGTATTTTGTGATAAATTAACACCATTAATCAGTGTTATATTTGTCGTATTAGTATTTGCCAAATTAAATGCTGCATTGGCTTGAATAAATGCACCGTTGGCGTATGAACCGGCCGCAGTTATGTTTGTTGCATTTGTGTTTGCCTGATTATATGATGCATTAGCTTGTGCAAAAGCACCATTGGCATATGTACCAGATGAATTGGCTTTATCATATGCAGAATTAGCATAAACAAATGCTGAATTGGCATAGTTGCCAGCAGAGTTTGCTCTATCGTATGATGAATTTGCCTGATTGAAAGCAGAATTTGCATATGAACCAGCAGTTACAGCCTTAGAATCGGCTGTTGCAGCATTAGTTGTGGCTGTATTGGCCTGGTCGTATGCAGAATTGGCATAGTTTCCGGCTGTAACTGCTTTAGAATCGGCTGTGGCTGCGTTTGTAGTAGCGGTGTTAGCTTGATCGTATGCAGAATTAGCTTGTACAAATGCACCATTAGCATATGTTGATGCTGAATTTGCAACATCAAATGCAGAGTTTGCGGTTAAAAAGGCTGAGTTTGCGTAAGAACCAGCAGTTACAGCCTTGGAATCGGCTGTGGCCGCATTAGTGGTTGCGGTATTAGCTTGGTTATATGCACCATTTGCCTGTACAAATGCACTATTTGCATATGAACCAGCGGTTACTGCCTTAGAATCGGCTGTTGCCGCATTTGTGGTTGCTGTGTTTGCCTGATTGTATGCAGAATTGGCATAAGAACTGGCAGCTGCCGCATTGGTTGTGGCTGTATTGGCTTGATTATATGCAGAATTAGCATAAGAACTTGCTGCAGATGCATTTGTAAATGCCAAATTAGCTTCAGAAAATGCACCATAAGAATAAACATTGACTGCTGTTACAAAATTGTATGCATTATCAGCAACAGTATACGCACTATTTGCCTTATCGTATGCACCGTTTGCAATTACACCGGTTGTATTCTGTGAATCATATGCTGCATTGGCTTTGATAAATGCAGAGTTTGCTTGGTCAAATGCAAGATTGGCTTGACTACGAACCCATAGGTCAACTGCGTTATTGGCTGCATTGAAAGCCGCATTAGCCTGTACAAAGGCTGCGTTTGCGTAAATTCCTGCTGATGTTTCACCAGTAAATGCAGCGTTAGCAATGTCAAAAGCAGCCTTAGCAAAGTCGAGTGTTGCCGCTGGATGACCACCAGGTGTCACTCCATCATGTACAATGATGGAATTTTCTTGTGTATTAACTGTAATCTCGGCCACAGCACCAGTAAAAACTGCTGTTTGTGCTGTATTACCTCTTCTAAACTGTAATTGTGTTGGCATTATTTTTCCTAAAATAATTCTCTTTTGTATTTATCAAACATGTTCCAAATCAATTGAAATAAGACCAACGATTGTTGGATCAACCCTCATGTCATACATTGGACTGACTTCTTCTAGACCACCAACTCCACCAAGTAAAGGTTCGTCTACGTATCCATAATCTCCTATTGGAAAATGAAATGTAACGATTGTGTTTGATGTGCCACCAACTCCACCATTTGCAGTATTTGCTAAATTGTAAGCTGCATTGGCTTCATCATACGCTAATTGTATGAAATTGTTTAAATTTGCAATTGTTGGACCAAAAATTGAACCACCAACATACAAATTGTTTGCTATATTAGCGCCCCATGAATTGAAAACAACAACTACATTTTCATCTTCAATTCCACCAGCAACAATTCTTGTTTCTAAATTTGGTGTCGCTGATGTGGTACCAATAACAAGATTTCCGCCTAATTGTCCTGTATTACCTTGAACATACAGATAACCATCTAATCTTTTTATGTTTCCAAAATCTTGTTGGGAGTTTTGGATACCCATATCAATATAGAATGTGGTATCAGTTCCAACGTCAGCTGTTGCAACATAATCGGCCGATCCGTGTGGATCAATGTTTTGTGCATTGATCTGAACATATGAATCCGTATTTCCTGTAAATTGTGCAATTAAATTGGGTAGAGGTGTATTATTAAATGTTGCAATACCAGCATAAATTTGATTATATGCAATTAGATTTTGTGCAGCAACATTACCTGCAACTGTAATATTGTCTGATAGATCAACTGAAAATGATTTTGCACCAGGATTGCCAAGAATTCTGATGTTATCATTGGCGTCAATCGTCAAAACATCTGTTGGATTTGTGGCAAGGATCAAAGATCCATTCGCAATTATTGTACCAAAAGTATCTTGGTTTGTAATATATCTGATGAAATTGCCATCATCTTTGTAATAAAGTTTGCCATCAGCATAGTTAATAGCAATCTCACCGTGTGCCAGGTCGGCCGGTGTATTTCCGGTTTCACCGGATTTTTTAATTTGAATTGCTATATTTGATGAGCTGGTCATTTATTAGAAAGTTCCACCGTCTTTTGTTGTTTGATTTGTAGTTATTTCAACATCATTATCTGCAAGTGTAACAAGTTCCAATATAGAAGTTTTATTTGCTTTCTTGCGTTTTGGTGGAGCTTTTAATAAATCAATTTGGCCATTCAATTCTTTAATTTTTTGTTCATAACTAGATTTGGTAGACTCATGACTTTCACGTTCTTTAACCAACTCTTTACGAAAAACGTCAACACTTGCAGCCTGACTTTTTATATTTTCATAATCCATTCTGACTTTATTTGCTGCAGCCAATTCTGATTGTAATTTAGTAATGGTTTCAAGTTGATTTTTTATATTATTTTCAAGAAAAGAAATTCTAGAATTTTCACTGGTTGTTTTACCAGTTTTCATAGAATCCAATTCTTGTCTCAAAGTAACAACAGCATCTTCAGATTCTTTTTTTATCTTTTGTATACTGTCATTCAAATCAGCAATTGTTTTTTCCTGTTCAGCAATGATTTCATTGGCCAACTGTATGTTGGCCTGGTATGAAACGCTTTTTAATATAGTATCAGTTAGTGTGTTGTTTAATACCTTATTATAATGTTGTTGATATTTAACAGTCATGTCATTTGTTTCACTCATCTCAAGCTCCTGTCATTAAATAGATTATATAGTAGTTAATTTTATCTTGGTTTTGGTGGTCGACCAACTATTGGTGCGTCTCCAGAAGCAATACGAATTGCAATACTCACATCATGAACTGCAATTGCATTGTTAGAATCTCGAAAATCTGGATTATTATTTGCAGAAACAATAATTGAATTCACAGAATCACGATAATTTTGAAATGTGATGGTGCCAGAATTCAACTGACTCATTAAAGTAGTTGCTGTCTGCCCTAGTGTGTTCGCTGAAATTGCCATTTTATTTTCCTTAGATTAATTAGAATGATCCACCATCAAGTATGTATGAGTAACGTACTTCACCAGTTGTTTGATTGTAGAACATTAGGCCATCTTCAACTGCATCTTGTGTTTCTGTATAACGAACAGGTTTGATGAATAGACCAGAAGCGACTGCATCAAAATAATTACCTGTTGCGTTCAATACAATACTGTTGTCGTGTCCGTTACCAGCAGCAGCGTATGCACCAATAGCAACTTGATATTCACCTAGTGGTGTACTATCATACAAACCAGCTCCATAACCAATGGCAACTGAGTATTGTGATGCACCATAACCGGCATAATAACCAAGTGCAACAGCACCTAGGTGTTGATATCCAGCACCAGCATAATCACCAATTGCAACTGTTTGATTATCTGAACCACCTGCTGCGGCATAATGACCAAGTGCAACAGCATGATAACCTAATCCGTTATTACCTGCATGAGAACCGATTGCAACGGATTGTGAACCTTGATTACTTTGGCCAGCATAACGACCGATTGCAATAGGTGCCCAACCTGATCCGTTTTCTTGTGCATAAGTACCGATTGCAATTGCATCAGTAGTTAAACCCGTTTGACCAGCACGGTCACCAATTGCGATAGAACCTGGTCCTGAATTTTCTTCACCAGCTTGGTAACCAATTGCAACTGCATATTGACCTTGGTTATAGAAAGCGGCTTCAGCACCGATTGCAACACCACCATAACCTTGTGAATCATATTGACCATAACCAGCACGATCACCGATTGCAACTGCATAATTAGATTGGCCTTGTCTACCAGCTAAATTACCAATTGCAGTTGCATTTGAATTTTGATTACTATAACCAGCACCATGGCCAACTGCAACAGAAGAATGGTCTTGGTTATATTGACCAGCATTTGTACCAACCGCAACAGATAAGAAATTTTGATTACTTTGACCAGCATTTCTACCAATTGCAACTGAAGCAAATTGTTGATTATTTTGACCAGCACCATTACCAATTGCAACACGGTCATTATTTGAGTTTGTTACGTCTACGTTCTGGCCAATTACAACAGAACTGCTTTGGTCAGCAATGTATACTCCTTGGTCGGAGTACAATGCACCTGTCATTCCATCTACTTGCCATATGTATGATCCATTACTAATAGAATTTGCAGATATAACATCATTTATATTACCTTGAGTAATTTCACCTGTACTATCATTAAAGAACAAAACTTTTGTTGTATCGCCTGTATTCAAACCACTTAAATACAGATTTTTGGAGATTGTCAAATAACCTGTGTTAAAATGCACAACTTCTTCATTGTTTGCATATAATATAACATCACCATCACCAGTACTGAACATACCAGTGTCGTAACCACCATCATTTTGGAAACTATAACCTGTTAGTCCATAATTTGGTGTGCCTTGTGCAGCCAAGAAACCGCCGCTTGTGACGGTATTTGCAATTACGTCACCTTTGATGTTTGCATGTAATGTTGCAACACGGAAACTTGGATCGGTTGGATCAATTGTATTGGCTGTTGGTTCTGGTTCAAAGTTATCAAAAACGTAGAATTCTTTATCACCAGCGTGACGGAAAACACCAGCATGTCTGTTGTTTGCACCGTCAAAATAATTACCAACAAAACCAATATCAACTATGTCTGATGTATAGTTATTAGATGCCAAATAGATTAATGGATCAGCAATGTTTAATGTCTGAACTTCAATCTGTGTCGTATTACCAAGAACGGTTAAGTTACCAGAAATCTGAATGTCACCATCAATCAACTGCATTTGCATTGCAGTATTTGAACGTACAACTGTATCGTCAACGTCTAATGTGATTGTTTGGTCAGAAACTGTTGATGTAAGACCTGCACCACCAGCGATATCTAATGTTTGATTTAATAGATTAACCGCAGAAGGACCGCCAACATCAGCATTAATTGCCAATGAGGTGGAAATTTCTGATGTACTTACATTGGTAATTAAGCCGTTAGCCGCAACAGTAATGATAGGAATGTGTGTCTGATCACCGTAAGTATTTGCACCATACTGGTAATTTGCACTGAAATCATTAAATCCACCAATTGGCAATGCAGCAGTACCGTCCGATGTACCAATGAATAGTGTGTTTGATACATACGAATAGGCTAACTCACCTTGCATCAATGATGTTGGCGCACTATTCGCTAACGAGCGTTTAATTAGAATCTCTGTATTAGCTGACATTGTTCATTCCTTGTTATAATTATTATTGAACACTATGTTGTATTTATTAAAATAGACCACCGTCAATTATACCAATTTCTGCTGAAATACTGGTGACCGAAAAATTATTATTGGCTGAATTGTATATGATTACATCACCAGTGTTTGCATTTGGTGGTATACTTAAATCTGAAGAACTTCTAAGAGTTTTTGAACCATAGGAAATGGTCTGCACGGCGGCTGGTTTATTTCCAACTTGTACTTTAATAACTGCTGGTTGTGTTACTGTTACGTTAGGCATCTTATGTCCTTAAAATACAGTAACTTGTGGTAATATATTTACAATTCCTTCTAAAACTCTTGTTCTCACATCTTGGCTATTTTTGATTACCACATCATAAACATATCTACCTGGATATATGTTGATTGTATTTGCTGAAGAAATTGAAATGGCCATGATACCATTGGCTGCGTCCGGAAAAGAAATGTCAAATTCAGCTGTTGTGTTTGAAGAATAGTATGATTTTCTGACTTGACTTTTGGCTGTATAGCCAGTTAGATCGAAAGGTTCTCCGTTTATATCATCCAACGTAATTGTTGTTATATAATCCGTACCTTGTTCTACAAATAATTCTTGGTATCCTGCAGCCATTTTTTACCTTTTTATGGTATTTATTTCTTCTTTAGTTCTTCAATTTCAGCCTTCAATTCTTTGATGGCTTGGAATGCCAAGGCACAAAGTTTTTCATAGTCAACCGCAAGAGAACCATCTAATTTTTCACGTATAGCCACAGGGAAAACTGATTGAACATCTTGAGCGATTACACCAAAGTCATTTTTGCGAACAAAATAACCATCGATACCACCTTTATTATTAATATATTCATCTGTCCAATCAAATGTTTTACCACCAATTGCATCAACAATATCTAATGCGTTTTGAATTGACTTTACATTTTCTTTGTATTTGATATCAGAAGTATAGAAAGCCGTAATATCATTTATTGCACGAATTTCACCAGTTGTTCCAGAAGGAGCAGTTCCCACACCAATAGAATTGAATTGAACATTATTGCTGCTTCCAACACTTTGGTCAATTGTATATGATGTGATGTTTGAAGCATTACCAGAAATATTTCCGGAAATTTTTGAACCACCTAGAGATGTTATCCAGGAAGGATTAGAGTATGAACCACTTGTATAAACACCATTTGTAACAGTAGATGCGTTACCATTCAATGATGCAGTAATGGTTCCGGCTGAGAAGTTACCACTTCCGTCACGAGCAACAATTGTACTAGGTGTATTTGAATTGGTTGCATTACTTGTTACAGTAAATGTAGATGAACCAGTACCATTATAAGATGCGGAACCAGAAAGGCCTGTTCCAGAAACACCCATTGTAAGTGTCGATAGGTTTGATCCAAGTGCAACACCAGATATGGTATAGTTTGCCAATGCACTATTTGGAATAGAACTCAATCTTGCATTTGGTAAAGTACCACTTGTAATGTTTGAAGCATTAGTTGTATCGGTTGTGGCAGATGATGACAAACCAGAAACTTGGCTGTATGAAATTGCAATTGGTGATGCTGTATAGGCAGTCAATTCACCATAAGAATTGTATGACAGAGAACTAATTGTACTGCTGGTGCCCAAACTTCCTGTTGGTGTTGTGGTCGTATTTGCTTGTGAAGCAAGTTTAGAACCATCAAAAATAACTCTTTGTCCAGAACTAAACGATGTGTTGTTTGTGCCACCATAACCAATGGCCACAGTTTGACCTTGGAATGTACCACCAACAATGTTTGCATCTAATGTAGAACGATTTGCAGATGTAAATGTTACTGTATTTGATGTAGGATCACTTGTAAGTCCTTGTACCAAATAGAATTTATCTGCGGCTTTTCTGAACAAACCACCATAGGTTGATGCACCATATTGACCATAGAAACCAATATCTAAACTATCAACAGTATTTCCATCAGCCAATTTAATCAAAGAATCTTTGGTTGTAACGGTACTTGTGTTAACTGTTGTGGTTGTACCATTGACAACCAAATTGCCTGTAACAGTAAAGTCTGTAACTTGATTTATACTTGCACTAAAAGAAGTGCCTGCGCTGGTTGCAATAACAAATGTACTGTTTGATGGTGTGTAACTATAACCCGCAACACCAGCAACAGCTGTGTTTGCAACAGAAGTTATTCTACCTTTATTATCAACAACAATAACTGGAACTTGTGATGTTCCACCATATGTTCCTGCTGTTGCACCAGAAGTTGGAAGTCTGGCTGCATTTAAAGTACCAGAAGTAATGTTACTAGCGTTGCTATATGTTGTATCAACATAAGATTTTAAGTTTGTGTTTGCAGTATCTGTATATGTTTGAGCATATCCTTGTAAAAATACGTTTGCAGAATATACAGCCGCTGATGTGGCAACATTGGAAGTGTTGTTTAGGTTTGATGAACTGCTTAAGAATTCGTCATGCAGTACTCTGTAATAAGTTGAATTATTAACATCCAATATATCCCAATATTTCTGTGCTTCATTCCAACGAATAGATGCATTTGCACCTGAAGTTCCACGGTTTACATTGACATAACTTAATTGTCCTGTGGCTGAACCAGCATTTAATGTAAATGTGTTTGAGTTGTAAACTGTTGCACCGTTGATAACAAAATTACCACCAACACTTACTTGGCCATTGGTTTGTATAGAATTAAAATAGGCTGTAGCTGTATTGCCATCAAGTAAATTATTAACTACAAGTTTTGGTGTTGTTATTGATGTATTTGCATTAATCGTATCAACATATTCTGTACCAGTAACAGACAGAGTTGCAGTATTCACCGATGTATTTGCTTGAACTCTATTGACTGATATGGTACCGGCTGCACTTATCGCACCACTGGAAATAATATTTGATGCCTGAACATCATTGTTTGCCACAATACGATTTGCGGTAATTGTACCTGCGGCACTAATTGCACCTGTAGAAATAATATTGGCAGCAGTAACTACTGTATTTGCAGTCAACGAAGCGGTTGTAATGCTTGTGTTTGCCTGTACCTTGTCGGCAAGAACCGAACCTGCAGCACTTATTGCACCACTGGAAATGATATTCGCTGCACTCACAAGAGTATTTGCAGTCAATGTTCCAGTCAAAACACTATTATTTGCTTGTAAAACTTTGGTATAGGTTGTATTAACCACACTTGCGGTGCTTGTATTGGTGCTTGAGTTTGCCTGTAAAACATCAGTAAAGGTTGTACCCCAAACACTTAAAGTTCTGGTATTTGCAGATGTGTTTGCTTGTAGTATATCTGTGTATGTATTTGAAACAACACTCAAAGTTGTGGTGTTTACAGATGTATTTGCCTGAACCTTATCTGTGATGGTGTTATATTGAATTGTTGTACTGCCACCAACATACATGCTATTTGAAACTTGCACAGCAATACCTGGTGCTTGTGCAAGAACCAAACCATTTAAGTTTGCCTGACCTGTGTGTGTAAGTCCAAGAGTTGTATTGGTAAAATATATTTGACCACCAACTGTTAGGTTGTTTTGAATTGTTGCGGATGAACCAATACCCTGAACAAGAAGTTGTTTCTGAACAACAATATTACCATTGGCCTGCAAAGAGTTTTGGGTAGTTTCGTTCAAATATAATGTGCCAGCATTTTTGACATAGTTGCCAGAAGCCAGTATATTATTTTCGCTGATTAACGTATCGGTCGCAACTAACCAATCACCAAAGGTGTTTGCGTAATTTAGTGTGGTAACTGTATTTGCCATTTTAACCTTTATTCAGTAGTTGGCGCATCATTTCTTTTATTTCAAGAACATCACCTTTGATGCAATCCATTTCTTTCTTTAGATTATTTATTTCTTGCCTCTGGGATTCGGCAAATTTTCTTTTTGTTCTATATTCTTCTAGACCGGCAACATCTTTGTTGACCAAAGCCATAGAGTTTGTGTCTCTATAAAAAGATGTGCCGTCTATTTTTACTTGCATATTACACCGTTGTGTTTACATTAGAAGGAAGAGCAATACAACGCATATCAGTTGCAAATGGAACGAATGTTTTATCAGATGTTGTGAACACAACCTTCAATGCAAATTGACTGAATGTTGTATATGTTTGGCCATTTGTACTTGTATATGTTACAAAACCTTGGTCTACACCAGCATTACCTGGTGCAAAAGTATATTCAAACAACTCACTACGTGATTGTGAATACTTAGAATCACAACTATTGGTTTTTGTCATCAATTGCCATGATCCATCTTCAAACTTTTGTGTGTCGTTTCTATTCAAAATCTTATAGTAAACTTGAATGTCAGTATTTACAGGACGATATGCAGTCAAGTATACATTCAGGTCACCAGAATCAAAGCCTGGATCCAATACAACTTTCTTGGTCACATAACGTGATGCTGCATTTCCACCATTTTTACCAGTTTCACCTGCAACTGTTGCGGTTGCACCAGATGCGGAGCCACCACTTACAGAAATTGTAACAGTAGGTGTCTGAACATAACCAGAACCTGGTGTTGTGACATAAATTGCATTAACAGAACCATTAACCACATTCGCAACACCATAAGCCTGTGTACCGTTTTTGCCTGTTGGTGCAGAGAATGTTACTAGAACGTTAGATACGTTATAGTTTGAACCACCATTTGTGACAGTAATCAAGTTGTTTGATAGTTCACAGTTGTTGATGTTCCATTGGATTGCATATGTTGATAGACCAGCATCAGAAATAACAGGAGATACCGCATCATCCACAGAAACCATTTGTGCGTTCAATGTAAATGAATTGTTGGTGTTTGACAACAGTATACGTTCACCTTGACCATCGGCCAGGTAAATGTCATCTTGTGTTGGTGTGGCAAACTTTCCTGGTACGATGTTTACTGTAGGTGCAGCACTACCATTTTGTAGTGTTGCTGCATATGAATAAGAAACACCTGTGGTTGTTGGAACAAAATCTGTCGTGGTAATATTAAATGCATCAACCAATATATCTGTATTTGAAATCGTATCAATTGTAGAAGATATATTGTTTGCATTTAGATAATACTGTACAGACTGGTCAATCAATGTTCTTTGTGGCAATTTCTTAGGAACAACGAACGCAAGAGTTGGATTGGCCGCAGTATTGAATACACAACGATCAGCCACAAACATCAATGATTGGTTCTGATCAGCATTCCATGTTTGTGAATTTTGTGACAAGAACAATGCACCAACATATGGTGCACCACCAATTTTGGTGATTGAAGATGGTGTTGGATCTGATGGTAGATTCTTAACTGAAGATGCCAATGCGGTGTCACCATTTGATGCAGTCCATAGTGTGTATTCTCTTGAATTAGTTTTCAACAAGAACGCATACAGAACACCTGGTTGAATATAAACTGGTGCATTAAATGTAAATGTTGTTGAAGCTGTTGAATCCAAATACTGTGGTGTGCTTGATGTTTTAATTTGATTTGGATACAAAGTAACAATCGAGTGATCTAATGTCTGACCATTTGGATAACCATTCAAAGTTCCAACAATAGACAATGTGATTGGTGAATTATCTGATGTTGGCTTTGTTGCAAAGAAGAACGTTGCCGAATTCAAGAACAAACCATTTGGATAATTTGCCTTGTCAAATATAAATGTCTGTGCAATTGGATCCCATGGACTTACTGATGTGGAAATCAAAACATCACTTTGTTTATTAACTTGTGTGAATGTATTTTTTGCACCAGCTGGTGATGCACCAAAGTCCAAACTTTGTTGTGTTGTCTGCAAACCTTCAGAATAGAATGTGCTTTCTGCATAGGTTGTTGCAGCACCAGGATTACCATTAGAATTGTCCACACGCAACACACGTTGGCCATTGTGGAATGTATTTGCTGGTAAACTGAATATACCATAGAAACTACCAATCTCGTCTGTATTGAATGTACCGATAGAATAGATATCTCCGTTGGCACATGTTATTGAAGATGATAGGATCGCTGTTTGGTTGGCACCAAAGTAATTTGTAATTGTTGCAGATTGACCTGCACCGGTTCCAGAAGTAATGTGAATAGTATTTCCGGTATAATATGAGTTTGATGTTGGTGCGGTACCAGCCAATTTAATTTTGGTAGAGTTACTTGCATCAACCACAGCTGCACCGAAGTGACTTGTACTACTCAATGTACCACTTGCAGTAGTCGCTGTATAGTTACCATTTGTATCGAAGAAAGCGTTTTGCAAAACACCTGGTGTGTATACAGTCAACAATGGATCTGCAGCAACATACAATCTAACTGTTGTGGAATCTTTTTGATATACACCAACAACACGTGCAGTTGCATGGAAAGAACCAGAACTATAGTAACCAACAACATCACCTTCATTGAATGTACCGGTTACACCTGTTAACTCAAGAACGTTTGTTTTTCTCACATACTTGTCAACATTTGTACCGTCAAAATACACATCAACGTTTGCATTGAACAACATACCTTTGTTGCGAATTACAATTTGTTGTGGACGAATAAATGGTAGAACAGAAATATCTGTGATATAACCATTGTTGAAAGCATATGTGTTACCAATTTTATCATATGAACCAACAACATTTGTTTGTGTTGCAGATGAATATGTACTTGTTTTCGTATAACCAATGTAACCAAATGGTGAAGGATTTATATTGTGTCCTTCAGTATTTGTTGAAGTTGTGCGTGTTGTACCTGGAATTGTTTTCCAATCACCAGCTTGCAACACGTTTACATTATTGCTTGCTTGGAAAACTTGTAGGTTTGGATCAGTAATCAACAATGCAGGTGCATAATTTGTATCTACCCAGTTGTCCATGTTAGGTGTCAATGATAGAACACCTTCTTTGTTTGCATAAGAGAATGGGTTTGCATTGACTGTTCTAGATGCAAACTTTTGGCTAGCCGCATTTGCAGTTGTATATGGTAATGTGAAATAGTTTACTTCACCATCTGAACTGATGCCATAACCCAAAGAAGTTAAAGTTGCATCAGAAACAGAACCCATGTTTTGTACTAATGCGGTAGATTTCAATGGGAAGTTTTTCACATTTTGTGTGGCCGTCATTACTCTTTCTCTGCGGTTAATTGTTGCAGAGTAATCAGAATTTAATGTATCGGCTGTTGCATATGAACTGAAGTCATCAACAATAATACCATTTTTGAATCTGTTTAGACCATATGCATCAGAGATTTGTAGTGAAGATGCTTTCTGTTCCAACAAACTCAAAGAAGAATAGTATTCAATGTTATTGATTCTGTTTTCTAATCCAGCAATGTCTTGCATTGTGAATCGTTTGTGTTTAACTTTCTCAATAGAAAGGTCGGCTACAGTACCAACTGGTGCTTCTGTTGGTAGATAACCAGTATATGGTCTGTGTGTAATATTTGCAATCACCAAAGAACCATCTGGTTCAGATGGTAATAAAGGATTCAATGATGGTGCACCTTGAATGATGCTGAAACTCTTGTCTTTTGTTAAGACCAATTTATCTTTACGACCCAAATAATATGAGTAATCTTCAGTAAACAATGTCAAGTCAACTGGCAAAACAACACCATAATAAGATGGTGAAGTTGATGAGTAACGATAAATGAAACTAGATTGTGCGTTTTTACGGGCAGGACGGAAATCTATACAGTCACGTAGAGAATATAATGTTCCGTTTTTGCTGATGTATGTACCAATTCCTGTATAAGTTTCTGGCAAACTTGAATTTGTATAAGAAGTTAGGCAGAAATAACCATCACCACCAGTATGTTGATAGTAATTCACCAACACCAAAAGATTGCCGGCTGGCTTTGGTGCGCCAGGTTTTAGTGTGATGGTTGCATGGTCATAATGACTATCTCTTTGACCATTATCCAATACATAATTGTTCGTTACATCATAAGTTCCGTTTGTCAACATACCTGCATTAGGTGCTGTTGCTGGATTTTTTGTATCAATAATTTTTACAATGTTTTTCACATCAGACAAATACAAACTCTGTGCGTTGCCTGGAGAAACCAAACCTGCGTTTTGTATGTAAACTTGTCCTGTGGATGTGAGTGCTGCATCATCAACAAATGTGTATGTATTGACTTGTGTACCAGAAATATTTACGGCTGTTGTATTTGCACTGATTAAATTCTTAAACTTTCTTACATAACCAGAGTTGTCTGCTGATACAACATACACTTTTGCCACGATTGTGGCTGTGAATGGTGACAAATCAGTTGCAGAGAATGTGGCAATTCCACCTGTACTATCTAATGTAACTGTTCTTCCTGCGGTTGTCCAAGGAATAATATCTCCATTTACGATTGAAGAATTAGAACCTTTATTTGTTACAACGATAGAATAATTTTGGCGAATAACATCAGCAGAAAGTGTACTGCTTGGTGTACCAAGATGTTTGAAGATGCCTGACAATGCACCCGAAAAGTTAATTTGTGCGCTTACAGAACCGCCAGCTGATGTGAAAGAAACACTTCTCCACAATTGTTCGGTGGTGTAAGATGTATTTTTAATATCAGAAATATAAGGAGAACCAACATTGAAAATCAATTCTGGTACATTTGGATTTTCCAATACAGTATTGCCTGTTGACAATCCGTTGTCTTTACCTTCTGGATTAATTGTTGCTGTAGCCAAAACGTTTCTAGAACCATCAACAGAAACGATTGTTTCGGTGTCTTTGATACCAAAGTTCATTACAAATACAGATGTTGTATCTGGTGTTGTTGTCCAGGCCTGGTTAACTGTTGCAACTTTTGATACACCATTATATGCGGTGATTGTTCTGAAATCACCAGCAGATGTACCTTGTGTGATTTGAATATTCACACCAACATATGATGTGTTTGATGCAGAATATGTTGCGGGTAATGTAATTGTAGAAGAACCACCAGAAACTGCATTTGCGGATAGTGATGCCAACTGAATGTCGTTTACATAAGCCTTATACACAAATGTGTTTCCTGATGCATCATTTGTGTCGTGGTCATATACCAAACCACGGATGTAACCAGAACCAACAACTGTTGATGTATATGCAGCTGCACTTGATGTATTTACGTTTGCAACTGTGACACAATGCAGGTCGATTGTTTGTGTGGTTGTAACATCAAAGAAACTGGTGTTTGCACCACGAACGTTATCAACATACAAATAAGAACCAAAATCAATAAAGACTGGACTATTGTTTTGTGAAACTGTTGCTCTTGCACGATCAGATACCAAATCTTGTTGAATTTGGTTTTCTACACGATAACCATGTACATATGCAAGACCTTTACCAACAGACAAAGTATATTTTGAACCGTCTACGTTTGTTCTTGGTGTCAATTTGAAATCATTAACGATGTAATCACCGTTGGTTTCATAATCACGTTTTGCAAAGTAGTCATCGATAACATTATATACAGATCCATCAACCAGTTTTTGTACATCACCATTGACAACACGTACCAATTCAACAAAGTTTTGGTCATCACCCAGTTGGATTGGTCTGGTATCTAATGTCAGACCAATATAATATCTGTCTGCACCTGGTGCTTGATAGTTAGATGCACCGATGGCTGGATCCAACAATGATGGATCATTGATGTAATCATAGATTGTTTCTGTGATTGTAAGACCAACACGCTTACTTGGTGTGTTATTATATTTTTCCAGAATTACTGTTGTTGGTTGAATCTGAACAAAGTTGCCAAGTATATAGAAAACACCTTGTGAAATTGAAGCTACTGAAGCTTGGCCAGTAGAACCTGAAACAATTGCCTGTGCAGCTAAGTTTGAGTTTACATCATAGATAACATCGTTATCTTGGAAATGATTGCCGGTTTTGTATACCAAAATCAATGTTGGTGGATCACCTTCACCAGATGTACCAGTTGCTGTTGCAACTTTAACGACACGTGCAATAACGGTACCTGTTGAATTTTTTACCAATAGACCGTCAAACTGACCAACATCAATATTGGATGTACCAAATGTTGGTTGTAGTTTTACGTAATAACAATCAAAGTTTGTTGTAATCTGACCGCCAGTAACAGGAGAATTCTGTTTGAAGATGTTATCTGCAAACTTTGTAATTTGATCCTGAAGAATGGTCTGAGACTGTGTTAGTTCCCTGGCTTGAACGGCTCTACCTGGTCTGAAAAGAATACGATGAAAGTTTTTTGTCTGATCGAAATCATCGTAGTAAGGATCAACATTGAAATATAGAGACATTTTATTCCTTTAAAAACCCAGTACAAATCTGAACTGTTCTATGCCATCAACACTTCTTTGCACGGCGGATCTGTTTTCAATTAACATCATGTATCCTGAGAATGGTGCAAAATCTGGAGTGCTATAAGACAATACGGTTCTTGTTGTTTTAGATGAACTTCCAAAAATTGGAGCGTTTGTTGTTATAATTCCTGTGGTATTTATCAAGTATAATACATTAGTTGAGGTGTTAAATGATAAAACATTTGCAGTAAATGTTGGATTAGCCAACGAACCTTGATAAACAAATTCATCACCTGTATATGCACCAAAACCTGGCGCAACAATAATATCGGTTGTTGTTCGATAAATTTCACCGTTTGCTGGATATGGGAAAGCAGAAATTGTTGTTGGGTTTACCAAAAGACCTACTTGGTGAAAATCATTATCTGTTGGCAAAACATTGCCTTCACTGCCATCAAACTGTGAGGTAATCATAACATGTCTGCATCCAAGTTCGGAGATTGGATCATATCCATGACCACCGATTGGTGAAGTTGGTGCAACCGCAACTGCATTTGCACCTAAAGCTGATGTGATTGTCACATCGGCAAATGTATAGTTTGAACCTGGTGATGTAACAATAATATCATTTATTTGGCCACCTGATACGTTTGCCACGGCTGTGGCACCATATCCATCTCCTGTGACACTGATATAAACAATCGCATTTGCAGGATCGTAACCAGAACCAGAATTTACTACGTTGATTACATCGATACTTCCAGCACCTGCACTTGTTTGTAATGGATTTGGTGTATTTGCACCAACAGGTACAGGCATCCATGTATCATCCATAAAATTAACTTTTAAACCAAAGTCAACAGTATAGATAAATTTCCATTTGTAACCATCACCGCCTTGGAAAATGTTATTTGTTCCATAAGAACCTGGTTCAAAGTATGGTTCTACTGTTGATGTGCCACCATTATTGTTCCAAAGGCATTTGAAAACTTGATCGTATCTATTTTTCACATAAAAATTATGAATTAAATTACCGTTTTCATCTAGTTCCAACATATCAATGTCATCACGGTAATAATCATACATTGTTCCTGACGCCCAATCTATTCTAGGAATAATAGGAGACATATCAGATACTTTGACCAACTTGGCAGCAAACATGTTTTTAAATGTTTGTTTGATGTATCTTTCATCTGCGGTAGGGGAAGGAACATTACTATCGTTTGGCCATGCATCAACTTTAGATAAAAAAGTATAGATTGTTTGTGCGTTGCGTGTTGATGGAGGCACAACTGCTACAGGTGAATAATACACTTGTTCTACCAATAGTGTTTTTGCTTGTGGTGTGAAGATATTTTTATTTGACATAATATTTTATTTATTACTGATAGATTGAATCTATTGGATTAAATATTTGAATTTGATCTGATACGATGGTTGAATTTGCCACAAAGTTTCTCTTAACGGACAAGTAAGAATTGGCAGCCGCAGATAGATTTGTTGTAAGTGTAATTATACCATTTGCATAATCTATAGATTTAACAATCTTACTTGTGTTATTGCCAACCAATACAGAATCACCAACAAATATTATGTCCATCAAAGGACCAAAAGTAAAGTCTGTATTACTATAATAACCATTGTTTATGATATCATATGCACCGGTCAAAGATACAATATTTATTGTGTTCTGACCTGAATTTCCTGTGGCCACAGCCACATTGGAGTATGTTAACCAAGTATTAGATTCAAATTTAACCTGATTGTTTGCAACAGAAATGACTTTTCCGTATACACTTGGACCATTTGTTGTTGTAATATCAATTGATGTATTTCCAACCGATATGATGTTTTGAAGGTTTGCACCATTCAAATTGTAGAATGTTGCAATATTATTACTCTTATTTGTATAATCACTGGTCATTGTGACATATGATCCTTCACCAGTAAAATGATATAATGGATAACCACGATACAATTTATCTTGGATATGGTAATCAACTGTGCCCTCTGATTTCATTGCATAACGACCAATCAATCTCATACCAGTTGGATGTAATAGATTCAGCAATATGTTTCTATATTTTGCAATAGATTCTTGTACTGTGACTTGATAGGTATAGTTATTGTATTTTGAACTTTGTAATACATCAAAAGAACTTGGTTGACCTTGTGTGTTTAGATACTGTCCTTGACTTACAACCAATCCGTTTAAGAACTTTGCAGTTGCCTTGGCTGATCCATCACCATAATTTCTAACACCAGTTGCATCATAATTAGAATCAAACTGTGTATTTGCCATAGGCATATGAATATTTTTATCAATATTCAAAGTCAGGTTTGTATTTGGTGTGGAATTATAATTAAAAACTCTTAAATTCCAAAAAGATTTTGTTGGATCATCATCATATGTTAGTTCAGAAATTGAGTTTACTGTGGCACTATATGTTGAAACATCGATGTTTGCACCTTGGTAAACAACATCACCTTTTTGTGGTAGATTGAATATTGATACATTTGAAACAACAATATCTTGTACTTTTAAAGACACATTTGGTGTTGTAATATAATCTTGACCACCATCTATCAGTTTAATTGTTGTAACAGAACCTGCACGATCAACAACGACCGAGAATGTTGCACCTTCACCTAAGATTCCAGGAACAAATAACTGTGCGTTTGCCGCTTGTGTATTTGCAGAAGAAACAGAAAGAGAAGGCAAGTCAGTACCTTTGTATCCCATACCACCGTATGGATATCCTTTGAAAGGACCTTGAACATAATCAACTTTTGTAATAGATCCTGTTGCATTTACAGAGATAACATTTGCATATGCACCTTGACCAGAACCACCAGTAAAAACAATCGTATCATTGGCTTGATAACCATGTCCACCATTTAATATTTGTACTGGTCCAAGAATACCCATTGAAGAAATTGTGGCTGAATTTGCAGAATCTGTTGGATATTTTGATATAGCTGTCGCAGTTGGTATTTTTACAATTCCACCGCCGCCGTTTACAACCAATATAGAAGATAAAGGAAATGTTGCAAAAGATGTAAATGTAAATGCGTCAGATAATTTTGTAGTTATATTTGATGTTACAGTATTTGAAAAATAATAATTGGTATTACCAAGAATAATATCTTTTTTCAATCCAATACTATCTGATGGTACCAATGCAACATTAGCCTGACCAACTGGATTTAATGTTCCAACAACTGCATTTGCACCTGGCGCATTGGTTAATTGTATGATTGTATTTGGAAATTCTGTATAACCATAACCTCCGGTCAATACTTTGATACTTTGTATTGAACCTGTTGTTGTTTGGCCAACTTCAGCGACTGCGCCTATTGGATTTTGAATTTCTGGATTTAAACCATTATAAACAATTACTGGATCACCAGGCTGATACAACAATCCTCTATTTTTTGGATCAACGTTGATTTGACTGATTTGACCTACAATTTTTGATCTGAGTGGTTCACCATCAAAAAGAACATCTTGATTGTTATTATCAACAACACGAACAAACTCGCCAGATTGAAACAATCTTTCAATGTTTGAAATAAAAACTTCTATTTTTGTGCCAGCCAAAATTGCATTTTCTACAGTTGCAATTGATTTAGATGTTTCACCAAATAATCTATAATTTTGTATGTTTAAAAATCTTTTGTCACCAGTAGCCAACTTTAAACTTTTTGCAACATACCAAACACCAGCCGATGCTCTTAATACCGCATCTTTGGTATAAAAAATATCAAAATCGGAGTTGTAAAGTACTTTAAAAAGAAATTTATATGATGCAGGTGTACCTTTTGTCTGGTACAACTGTCTTGCAATCTTTACCGCTTCTTTTTGGTCTAAAAGTGTATCATTTGGAAAATATGGTAAAAAATCATTTACAAAATAATTCAAAAATTCATTCGTTGTTGTATCAATATCGTGATACAATGGAAGATTCTTTGCTCTTTGTAAAGCATTACCCTCTTGTTCCATCCATTCATAATAAGCCTGGAGAAACAGTCTAAAATTTTCGTAGTCGGGGTCTGATTGTACAAATTCAGGTAACTGTGAACCGACCAGCAAAGATGTTTTTTCGTTGTTATTAATCATGTCTTAGCGGTTAAATTGACTACGATGGCACCAGGATCAAAAGGATCAACGGTAATAACTCTATTATATGAAGAAGAAACAATTGTTGTGGTTGGATTTGCCGTGATTGTTAACTGACCCAAAGGATTATCAACATCCAAAGCACCTAAAGAATTCAAAGTAACTATACCCAATTCATAGTCTACTGTTCCTGCATTGTTATTGAAAACAGTTTTCACATTATCTGTGTTGTTATAATATGTTCTCAATGTACCATAACGACCTGTTAATATAACAACCGCAGCACCTTGTTGGCCTGTACTATCGTTATATTGTGGCGTAATAACTGCAATTGCACTGGTGTATCCTGAACCTGCGTTTGTTACATTGATTGATCTTAACACACCGTTTGAATTGATTTCGGCTGTGGCTGTTGCGCCTACACCATCACCTTTGATAGTTACGGTTGGTGCATATTGATAACTGAAACCTGGATTGGTAATCAAAATAGATTCGACACCACCTGTAGATGAAGGAACTTCTTCAATGTATACACCAGAAATTGTTTCTGCCAGATTAATTGGATTTCTAAAAACCATCGATGGTGAACTACTTACACCAGTTTGAAACAATCCTTTTTTAAGTGGTGTTCCATAGTGTAGTGTGTATGTGGATGGTATTGTTAAATTAGGATAAATTTTCTTTTGCACCTGAATGTTAATTTCATTTGCAATGATTGAAGAATCCACATTTTTTACAATTTCATTGAAATCTGTAACAGAGAATGTTGAATTGAAAGTATTTAATGACTGAACAGAATAAGATGAGATTGCATTTTTAATTGCAGCTTGTAACTGACCAGAACTCAATACAGTTTTCTTTGGATCATATAGAACATTTGTGGTAATCTGAATGTATGTGTAGTCTGGATCAACAAACGTTGGCTGTACTGTCATTACCGAAATTGGTTTGATGACTTGGTCCAATAGTTTTTGTTTCTGAACGTCTGTAAATGTATAACCGCCATTTGGTTTTGCAGAAATAAACACTTGACCATAGACTGGAGGATCGTTTTCTTGTCCACCCCATACATTCACCGCATCAAATGTTATACCCAAATTATTTTGTTGCATCGCAGTAATATAATCTTCTTTAGTAACTGCACGGCCTTGAGCTGCATATGATTTTGGTGCTTGGAATTTGATAGAATTGATAGATTCTTTTGTTGAACCTGATGTTGCAGATGTGATTGGTGTTATGCTGGTGTTTGAATAACCACCAACAGGTGCCATAATCACAAAACTATTTGCACCATATGCTGATGTACCGGATGTTGTCAAGTACGACATTTGAACAATATTGCCATCTGTTAGTTTTTTACCAATCAGACCATTACCAAAGTAAATTTCGTAATAACCACCCAAACCTTCTTGCAAGAAATATACCTGTGAGGTTTCATCCAAATTTAAAACATCTGTAGCTCTGGTGAATGTTTGTATGGATGTGTTGGTGGATGATTGTTGAATTGTTACCTGTAATGTAGATGTATCCACACTTACATCAGGAATTTTAAATGTATATGTTGGATTCTGTGTTGAGTTTACAGTATAAGAAATGCCTGAAGATACACCTTGTTTGATGCTTATATTTTGAAATGTTGCAACATTATTTACCACATTAACTGTGTGTGATTCTGGTGTAACAAACGCATAGTTGATACCATCAATTGCTTCAGATAAAAAAGTTGTATATTTTGGTAAAGTCAATGAAGCGGATGTTACTTGATTTACAGTCAAAGTAATTGTAGCTGTTGGTGCAACTGCTGATCTTGGTGTGTAATTCAATAGTTTTGCTTGTGAAACCACAGAATCTCTTTGGATTGCAGAATCCAAAAACATTTCATTAGCTACCATATTCAAGTAGTATGCATTATATTGCGTATTGTATGATAAAAGATCCAACAAAACTGAAAGTGCAGAACCTTCATAGTTGTAATCTTTTAGTACGTCCTGTGACTTCAAAAATGTTTTTAAATTATTTTTGATTGTGTCGAAGTCAAGGTCGGTTATTTGAACATTTGTATTTGCACCAGCCATTTTATCTATTTCTCTCTAGAAGAAGTGTTATTGTTGTTGGTATTGTTGCATTTTCTAAGAAAAATGTTAAACTTGCTTCGTATGCATTTTGATCCGGACTTGGAACAACTTTAACATTCTTTAAACTAACTCTTTTTTCATAGTTTTCAATAGTATTTTTTATTTCAGCTTCGATAGATGAAGCTGTCATGTCTGAAACTGGCTCAAACAACATAAGTTCCATATTGGAACCTAGTCCTGGGTTGAAAGGTCTATCATAGTGTTTGGTTTGTAATAGATTACGAACGGAACGAATGACGGCTTGATTATCATAACTAAGTGCAACATCATTCGTCCCTGGTTTGCGGATGAATGTGAAGTCTATATCGGAGTAAAGTTTAGTTATATTTGCCATCTTCTATTTATCGTAGGAGTAAAACGCTTTTTAGGAACCTTGAGCTGCGTCCGAAAAATTCAGGGGCCGGAACGCAAAATTTCGAATTTTATGAATTTAGTCTGGATTTCAGTTTATCACTACCGATATGATTCATGATCAAATCGTTTTCAGTCTGTCCTATGTTGTTAAACTGACTTACATGATTATATCGATCCATAACAGTTTTTGTATTGGTGAAGAAATCTATGTCTTGCTGTCTACGATTCCATAATTCACTATCCATAGCAGAAAACGCAGCATAAGCATTTTGTGCGTTGGCTAAAGAAATGTTGGTATACGTGTTTCCCATACCATCAGAATAAATCGTGTTGGCGAGTAAATTTGCCCAATATATAAAAACATTCGCATTTGCATTAACATTGTTTGAGGCCAAAATACTACCAAAACTGCCCAATAACACAGAATTGTTTTGTATGCCATCAGTTTTGTTGGTAATATAGGTAATCATTTTACCATATCCAATGGCTGTCTGATAATGTGGTAAATCACCGTTTACATCAGGTTCTATCACATTTGACAATCTGTTGGTGTGATACATGAACATATTTGCAGTATTTACTGATATATTGTTGGCCAAAGCAATTGTATTGGTCACAATTGTTGTGATATTTGCAGTATTTCCACCCATAAAACCTGTGGTGATAGAAACGATGTTATTTGCACCATTCCATATAATTTGTGTTCCTGATTGAGCAGGATTTGCAAAATAACCAGTGGTGTTGTTTGCTGCGATATCATCCTGCTGCCAAGTTTTAATCATACTTGGCATCAAATTCATTTGATATTGAACATTGGCTGAAAACGGCTGGACCGCAGCATTTAATGTCGGATCATTTGATGGAAAATTCAATAATGCGTATATACTATTTGCGCTCATGCTGATAAAGTTTCTGAATTTAATGGTGGAGTTGTAGGACCTTTTGGTGACATATGTGTATGCACTTTTCGGATCAACGAATTGATAATGTCAAAAGCCAAAACACTTGAAGAAACACCAAAACTACCCAGAGGCGCACTCACACTTGTGAATGATGTGATTGGACCTGCACAAAGTATATTTTGTGGAAGTGCTGCAGGAATACCAATCGATAAACCACCTGTTACCGATACAAAACCAAGAGCACCAGCAGAAATACCTGTTCCTGCATCAACCCTTGTCTCTGATGTGATTTTTTGACCTTTAATTTCACTCGAAACGGATAAATCACCGTTGATTTTCACATAATCAGGCACATTTACAGTCAATTTACCTAAAATTGATGCACCTGCGTTAATTTCCATATTACCGAAAGATGATACGGTGTGCAAACCCTCAACTGTTTGTCTATAATTGCCTTTGATGTATTGCTCTACGTTTCCGTCAACTTGTTCAACTTTGTTTCCGGTAACATGCATACTTACATCGCCATAAACTGTGATGTTTACTTTCTTTTTGTTGAGTCCGTCATCGACACCAATTGAAATGTTGTGGTCACCAAGAATGATTGTGTAACCATCACCCAAAATTTTGGTAACTTGGTCGCCATTCGGATGCATTTCAAAGAATGTACCTTTTCCGTGTTGTAGACGGACACGTTCACGTGTTGGAGTATCATCCATTTCAAATGAATGTCCACCTTTAGTCTGTGTTACGTTATTATATGGATAAACTGGCTGGTAATTTGTATTGGCAGCCGATTCAGGTTCAATCCACGTGGTTACAAAACTTGGTTTATCTGCCATATCAAGGAGCTTTCATTTGTGCCATTTGGGTACTTGTCGAATTTTCTATTGCCGTATTTGCTGGTTCTGAAGAAAAATTAATATCCAAACTGTTTAAATCTATTGAAGGATCTTTAATTGCCGCAACAACACCAGCGGGTAGATTTGAGTTGTTTGAATTAAAACCATCTTGTGCGGCAGATGCAGCTGTTTGTGCAGCCGCAGTAAATTGATTTGCAATTCCCTGTATTTGTGCTGCTGTTGCACTGGTTATTTGACTAGGCAACGATTGTACATTATTTGCAATTGCTTTAATTGAATTGGTAAAACTATTTAAACAGGTCAGTATCAAATTTTTTATTTTTCCTGGTAAACTGTTAATCCAATTAATTAGTTGTTGAATTTGTTGTGCAAAGAAAACCCATTCAAGTACAGTTTCTGTAATTTTAGCAACTTCTTCGATGGCCTCATTAACTTTTCTAAGAATATCTTTACCTAAAGAAAAATAATAAGAAATCTGTCCGGATGGATCAAGACCCATTAGATTCACCAATGCTTCTACAGCTTTTCGAAAATTTTGTGCTGCACCTTGTACCAACTGTCTCAATCTTTCAGTTGCTTTAAGTTGTGCGCCTTTGATAGCTTTCTGAATTGCAGTAACTGGATTTGTCAAACCTGTAAACAAGTCAACATTTGCATTAAAAATGAATTTGAAATCACAAGCGTGTGCAAGATTACCATTCATCACTTGAATGATAGAACTATTCAAATTACCTCTGGCCAACGATGGTGTATTTTGAACACCAGGTGAACCCATGAGTTTTGCATACAAAGAATTTGGTGGGAACTTTTCAACCACCTTAAAATTAATTATATCATACTTGCCAGTATTACTGAAATAATCGTCTGGTAAATTTTCCATTAGTATTGTCCTGCCGATTTAGCTTTATCTTCTAGTGTTGGATTGTAACCAGGTAATACACCCATCATCACCGGAAACTGTCCTGCCTGACCATCAAAGAAGAAACCAACAACCCAATCACCCAATTCAGGAACACTAAATGTTTTTGTTCCTGTGTTGCATGGATATAATGGTGTTGCCCAAGGCAATGATTCTGTTGGTATCTTTACTTTCGAATCTGAACTTCCATCTTCATGGTGTCCAAAAATACGAACTTGACAACGGCCAAGAGCAAGTGGGTCTATTCGGTTCTCTATCACACCGACCCACCAGTAAAAACCATCTTTACCTAAAAAATTCTTAAAGTTCATTCAAATAATGCCTGTTTATAATTAGTGTTGTTTGGACTTACTGAACTGTATGCATTATCTGGTTTTTCTTTTGCAATTTCCAATATTGTTTGAAATGCACCTTGTGATTGTATAATATGTCTCACAGCAGTAACCAAATATTTTCCAGAATAGTAACGATCAAAACCTTTTTCATTTTCATCCGATTGCATCAAAGTCATTAAATTAAAATTGATGGTTTTTCCAACGGTAATTGCAGAATCACCAGGTATTTTTATCTTTACTTTTGTATATGTCGCCAAAGAAAGTTGCGACGTTCTATTAGGAACAAACTTCTCAAAGTATATATCGTTCGCCAATGAACCAATACCTTGTTGTACATATGGTCTTAATTTTTGTTCGGAGTTGGTAACACCAAGTTTTAATGTTCCTGTGTATGCCTGATTTTGCGTTAAACCCAATCTATTTGGTGCGGTAGCCAATGCACTTGTTTGACCACCTGTTTGATTGAGATATTTTGCATAATCAAAATTTGTAACTTTTACTGTTCTGTTCAAAGGATCCAAAGATATCAAACGATTTGCAAATGTACCAGAATTTATATCATCCAAAGAATTGAAAGTTTTAATAAATTCATATTCAAGAACTGTATTTAATTGATTTCCAAAATCACTATTTTCTAAGTTTTTGGGTTGATATGTGTATGTCTTATAAATTGGTTGTTTCATCAAAGAACTGATTGACCTAAAATTAAATCCATCTCTTGTTTCATACAACAACATATCGGCACCAACCGTGTTATTAATTGATGGTCTTGCATAACAGGACATCCAACTGATGGCTTCAAAAGGTTTTAATGTGTTAACATTAAAATCGTAGTTACCCTCGGTTTGTTCAACAGTCACATTTTGTGGTTTTATTTTAAGTTTGTCTACTAAAATGTCGTAAATATTTGTGTATATTGGTTTTCCAGGGTATGATTTTGTAACTTTGATTTGTTCCGACAACAATAATTCTTCCGAACAAAAATGCAATTTGATGTATTCTGCGTTTAGGTTACCACTTGGTGTTCTTTTTGGAATGGCATACAATCTAAAAACAAAATCATTGTTTACTGTATTAAGACCTCTGGCTTTACCAAAACTGATTTCAATGAATTCTTTACCGGTCAACTGTAATTTTTCAACCAGACCCACCGCATCTCTGAGTATAATATAACCGGACACCACAAAATTGAAAATATCTTCATAATAAGAGAATTCTATCAACAATTTTTTAACATCGATTGCCTGACCAGTCACAGTAATAATCTGTAACTTATCTATACTTGCATCTTGGGAATAATATGCCGTGTCTAACGGCGTTTCAACCAAATTGTCTACGACTTCTTCTGCCATTATGTGCCCATCAATGTTTTAAATTCATTTTCAATCTGCAAAGCATATTCTCTTTTCAACAACTTGATGTTTCTTCTGGCTTCATTTTCTTCAAGTTCGTGTTGAAAATATGTTTTTGCGTTTTTAGTAATGGTAATTGTTGTGGTACCCGAAGGAAATGTATATGATGTGGTAGATTCTGTTAAAGTATCATAGGTGTGTTCATCAATTACATACGTATTTACAGTTGTTGTTTTTGTTGTTGACTCATACTGTGTGACCACTTTTTCAAATTGATATACTGTACTGTATGGATCAAACTCCGTGTATTTGTCTGCAATATAATCATTAAAGTTTTTTGAATTTAAAGGCCAGTCCCATTGTGGATCTGTCATTTGATTTGCAAACATTACCAACCAATAACGATAACTGTCACCATAAAATTTGTCGGCAACAATCTCTGGTGTATCACCATCCTGTATATCATAGGTGTAACATAACACGGGGTTATCCAACAAACTGTTGATAATACTTGCACGTGCCATGATATTGGTGTACAGGGAAGAAACACCTGTCTTGTCTTTTACCAGAATTTTAGGTAATTGTTGAAAATATTTCATTTTAATAACCCTGTTCTATAGCTTTTCTATCTACCAAGAACATTTCTTTGAACTGTATTGTAATTGTTGTTTGAACTGGTGCACCATCTTCATGTGCAGCCCAACCGTTTGGTGCATAGTTTACATCAATAGATTCAATAACACTTCTTTTAATATAATTTAGGTTTGGATTCTTTGAACCATTATACAAGAAACTCACATCAACCATGCCTGGAGGATTGAAGAAGAAACCTGCCGCACCTGTAACAACAGTTGGTGCAGCGTATTTTCTAAATGTTTGAATGATATTTTTTACGTTGTCTGCTTCTTGTGGAGAACTTGGTGTAAATGTAAATGACATACTATATGTTCTAAAATCAATACCTTCAAATAACAATTGTTGTTGTGGATTGAAAACATAACCTGCAGCATTCAGTCCTAATCTAAGTGCTGCATTTCCTTGTACACCATATTCACCCGAGGTGATTGCTTTTGCAATACTACCAACAAGTGGCAAAGAACCTGCAGCATCAGCTAAAGATAGATTGTTATATTGTGATGCATATGTAAATTCTACTGTATCTGGCATGTAAAGTGAAATTGACGCTTTGACACCAGAAACCTGTGGACTGATTTGTATTGTTGTGGATGTGAGTTGACCTGATGCAAGTTTATCCCATGCTTGTGAAACTGATTGGCCAACTTGTTCAGCCGCAGCAACTCCACCTTGATTGTAACCTGTTGAAATAACCGATCCTATTGCCTGAGCGCCAGCAATAACACCGTTTGCTGTGGCTTTTGCACCTGCTTCTGCTGTTGAAATAACATAATCTTTTATTTCATTTAATGTTTTTGGAACAACTTCATAAATATCAAACTTTACAATATGACCTTTATAACTTGAACCCAAGTCTCTAGGATACTGCAAAGAATCGAAAGCATAACGGTTGTTATACAAAGCCGCCAAAGGACCAGCAAAAGATTGGTCTGACGGATTATTACCGATACCATAGTTTTGAATTATTGAAACAGCCATTGTTCTTCCGAAAAAAAAGATATATATTATTTATGGCATATTCAGGAACATTTAGACCCAAAAACCCTGGTAAATACGCAGGAGACCCTAGTAACATCATTTATCGCTCAACGTGGGAAGCGAGGGTGATGACCTGGCTTGATAAAAACCCAAGTATAGTAACATGGGCATCAGAAGAAATTGCCATTCCTTATCATTCTCCTGTAGATAACAAATGGCACAGATATTTCCCAGATTTTCTGGTTAAAGTCAAAACGCAAGACGGAAAGACCAAAACCATGATGTTAGAGGTCAAACCGAAGAAACAAACACAACCACCAGAGAAAAAGAAACGTGTCACTAAACAATACATCACTGAAGTTGCCACATGGGGTGTCAATCAAGCCAAATGGAAGTCAGCCATAGAATATTGTAAAGATCGTGGTTGGGAGTTTAAAATTCTGACGGAAGATCATCTAGGACTCTGACCTAAATATTGTAATGGCTACAAAACCTTCTATACTTACCACATTATCAGACGAAAAATTATCGGCTCAATATACGACCATGAGCCGTGAGTCTTTGAATTGGTTAATGAAACGAGTACAAAGTCTAAGAAATCCTTATACGATGGTTAGACCTTTGACAAAAGAAACACATCGTTATGTTCGACCAAGTGACAGACAAAAGTTTTTGATTGGTGGATTGTATTATTTCTTTTACAATCCTAAAACAAAAGCCGAACTGCCCTATTACGATACTTTTCCATTGGTAATGCCTTTGAAAAGAGAACCTGATGGTTTTATTGGTTTGAATTTTCATTATCTTCCAATTAAATATCGTATCAATTTTATGAGAAAGTTGATGCCATTGGCCATTTATAATGATGAAGATGAAATTAAAAGAATAAGAATTACATACCCAATATTAGATTCATCAAAAAGATATAGAGAATTTAGACCTTGTATCAAAAAATATCTGTATAGTCACATTAGGTCCAAGATTCTATCGATTGAACCACAGGAATGGGATATTGCGTTATATCTACCAATACAACAATTTAAAAAAGAAAATGCCAAAACAGTTTGGCAAGAATCAGTAGAACAAATAAGGACAATATAATGGCAGGAAGCATATCAGAATTCAGAGCCAATTTTAAGAAGGAACTTGCAAGACCACATCGTTTTGATGTGAATATTGTGATTCCTCCTGTGTTATCTGTTTTTGCTGGCCAACCAAATGCAAACAGAACATTGAAATACAGTTGCGAAAATGCACAGTTACCAAGCCGAACATTTGCAACAGCCGAACAAAAAACATATGGTCCAATCGAAAAACATCCATATCTGACAACATACAATGATTTGGATTTGACATTTATTGTTGATTCTGAAATGAGTCAAAAATATATTTTTGATACTTGGATGGAATATATAAACCCTGCATTTACAAACAACTTTAAATATAAATCTGATTATGCAACATATTTGACTGTCAATCAATACGACAATCAAAACAAATTAACATATGCAGCTGATTTCTATGAATGTTATCCAATGAACATCAATCAGATGGATTTAGATTGGTCTGCTGATGGTTATCACAAATTAACAGTAACTTTTGCTTATACAAGATGGTTCAATAGAACATTTGTCATTTAAACTGAGGAGATATTATGGCTTTACCAAAACTTGAAGTGCCAACATATGAACTTGAATTGCCACTTTCTGGAAAGAAAATTAAATACCGACCATTTTTGGTTAAGGAACAAAAAAACCTAATGATGGCCATGGAATCTGGTGATGCAGAGACCATACAATACAATGTCAGAGAGATATTAAATGTATGCACCTTGACACCAGGAATCGATATAGACGATTTTCCAATACTTGATGTTGAGTATTACTTCATCAACCTCCGTGCAAAATCCGTAGGTGAAGTGGTAGAATCAAAATACCGTTGTAACAATGATGTTGGTGACAGAGAATGTGGCAACATCATGGAAACCAAAATCGATCTTACCACAATCAAGCCAGAATGGGAAGAAAGGGTTGATCCTGAGATACAAATTACTGATAAACTTATTGTAAAGATGCGTTATCCAAAATTTGGTATCATTAAAGATTCTGTAAATATGGATAATGTTACTGATGTGACATTTAATATGATTGCAAGTTCAATTGAATACATCTATGATGGTGAACAATTTTATTATGCAAAAGAGACAACCAAAGAAGAATTGTTGGATTTTATTGAGCAATTGAACCAAGCACAATTTGAAAAGATTGAAAGATTTTTTGAAAATCTACCAAAGATGAAGAAAAATATCATGTTGACCTGTTCTAAATGTGGTTTTATACACAACATGGAAGTTGAGGGTCTTGAAAATTTTTTCGTGTTTTGATTTGTTATGATGATTTAAAGAATTACTTTAAGACTAATTTTGGATTGATGCAACACCACAAATATAGTCTGACTGAACTTGAAAATATGATACCGTGGGAACGGGACATTTATGTGACTTTGTTAATTCAGTATCTTGAAGAAGAAAATAGAAAACTAAAAGAACGAATGAGAAAGTAAATGCCTGAAGTATCAGATAAAAGTAAGGGAATTTTCGGTAAGATGATGGGCCTATTCAGTAGAAAGCCCAAGGATTCTATTGGTGAAAATTCTTCAAGCATAGAAATAATATCTGGTATTCACAAAATGCTTGTTCAAAGAGAAGATTTTAGAAACAAAGAATACAAAGATAATCTTAGAGACAGTAAGGCTGAAGAACGCCAAGAAAAACAAAGACACAGAGAAATATTGAAAGCTTTGACTGTCAAAAGACCTGCTAAGAAAACTATCGAAAAAAAGATAGAAAAAGAAACAAAGAAAATAAAACAGGAACAAAAGGCAAAACAAGTAGAGAAACCTGCTGAGGCACCAAAACCAAAAGCAGAATTGCCTAAACCTGCGCCAAAGGCAGAAGCACCAAAGCCTGCACCTAAACCTGAGGCGCCAAAACCTGCACCAAAAGCAGAGGCACCAAAGCCAACACCTAAACCAGAACCAAAGCCAACAGCAGAACCAGTCAAACCTGCTGAAATACCAAAACCAAAGGTTGAACCAGTAAAACCACCTGAAGCTCCTAAACCTCCAGTCAAGGTAGAACCTGTTAAACCAACACCTAAAGTGGAGCCTGTCAAACCAGTTATTCCTTCTGGTACAGACGCTGCAACCAAAAAAATGATTATGGACCATGAAGGTGTTGTTAATTATCCATATAAAGATTCAAAAGGTCTGTGGACTATTGGTGTGGGTCACTTAATTGGTGATGGAAAAAAATTGCCACCAGAATATGAAGCATATAAAAATAATGGTGGTCCTTTTGATAAGAAAAACAATAAAACACCAGCAATGACAAACGAACAAATACAAAAGTTGTTTGAAGAAGATTATGCAAAACATAAAACGATGGCCATGAAAACTCCTGGTTGGGATTTGGCCAACGAAACAGGCCAAGCAGCCATGATAGACTTGGCATATAATTTGGGTGGAACTTGGTATAAATCTTGGCCTAAAACATCCAAGGCCTTGGCTGATGGTAATTTTGATGCTGCGGCTGAAGGACTTAAAGATAGTAAATGGTACACTCAGGTTAAAGGTCGTGCAGTAAAAATTGTTGACATGATACGTAATGGTAAAAAAAGTCAAACAGCCGGTCCAAACGTAATTACACCAACCACCGGTCAAAAAGTAGATTCCATGTCAACAGAAAACAAAGATACAAAAAATAATATAAATGATCAAAGTTCTATGTCAAACATAATAAACAATGTTACTGTGAACACTTCACAACCAAATCAAACAACACCAATTAAAGTGGATGATAGATCCGCTTTTGAACGAGTATCAAAAGGTTAAAAAATGGATCAAGGTTTAACATATCAAAAAGCCAGAAGAATTCGTGGTACAAAAGTAACCGATTTATTGGCCGACCAACTACTATATGAGAAATCAATTACCAAAGCCGTTGGTAGAACCATATCTTTGAAAGCACAATCAAAGATAAAAGGTATCAAAGAGAAATTCGATCCTTTAAATATTGCAAAGTTCCTAACTGGTGGTTCAAAACTTGCACCCGCTTTACTTGGTAGATTGATGGGTCGTGATGTTCGTGATATTGAATATTTCACTGGTCGTAACAGACCAATACGTGTTGGTAAAGGAACTGCATCAAAGATAACATCCGGTATAGGAGAAGGCGGTGATATAGAAGGTATCAATGAACAATTATTGAAGATTTATAGTTTCTTAAAAACATCTACCGATAAAGATATCAAAAGAAAAGAAAAAGAACAAAACTTCAAAGAAGAAAGAGAAATTGAATCCAAGAAACGACACGATGAATTTATTGCCGCACTTACAAAATTAAAAACAGGCAAATCAACCGCACAGGTTGTAACAAAAACAGAACAAAAAGAAGGTTTTGATTTTGGTGGTTTGGTCGAAGGCATCGTATCAAAAATAAAGGATATGGTACAAGGTATAATTGATACTGCATTAAGTCCATTTGCATGGTTAAAAAATTTAACTTCTTTTGCAGAGCCTTTGTTAAAATTTTTGGGCAGTAATGTATTCAGACTTGTGTTGATGAATCCTGTATTTTTAGGTATGGCTGCGGCTGGTGCTTTAGCATATTGGTTAATCAGTCAAGCCTCTGAAGAAGCCAATCAAAAAACAGCCGAAAGTTTGATCAAAGCTGGGGATGTTTCTGCTGAAAGTGCAGCTATAATGGCCGCACAAGAACCAACAGATGAAAACCTTGTGCAAAAAAGAAAAGAAAATTTATTGTCTCAAAGACCATCAAATAAAAAATCTTTCGCATTTTGGAAAGATTCAGATTTACAAAAGAAATACCTTGAAGAAATTGGATTTGATGAAAAGTCTGGTTTAACAGAACAGGAAAAGAAACAGGGTTATATTCGTTTGGATGATAATGCAAATCCAGTTAAAAAATCTAGTGCTGAACCAGTAAAACTATCAGCACCTACAATGCCTGATGAAACAGATGCGGAAACTGCCAGATTAACCAGACAAAATGCGGCCGCATCACCTATGTCAACATCATCAAATCAATTGAATACTGTTATGGCAGAAAATGTTGCGGCCAATCTGCCAGCAACACCAAATACTGGAACACAAAACACCGTAAATAATGTGGTACAAAACGCAAACAATCGACAACAAAAGATTGCCAAATTAAGTGAGATTGCCGTACACAATGATGAACCTACATTCATGCGAATGATTATGGGTTCAACCAGATTGGTGTAATAAAAAACCCCGCACTAGGCGGGGTCAAACTGTGAAGAAAGGATTCTCAGTTTAGTCTTGTTCAGCCAACTTGCTGAAGTAAGCCATATCGTCATCATCATCTGATGCAATATCGTGTTCAGCACGAGCAGGAATCGAAACTGCTTTAGAACGAGCCTGTTCAACAGTTGTCTTAGGTGCATCAGCAGCACCCAACACTTTATCAAGACGGCTCTTCAAGTCATCATAAGACTTGAATTCTTTATCAGAAACCAAATCTTGCAAAGAGTGTTCTTGTTTCCAAACCTTTTCAAGTTCTTCATCATCATCAAACAAAGCTGATGCAGATTCAAATTCACTCTTGTCATAATTTTGGTAACCATCAACTTTACGAATCTTCAACTTGAAGTTGGCACCTTTCCACAAATCAAATGGATTGATAGGTGTTTCATCTTCAAAAGCAGGATTCATTGCTTCATTAATCTTGTCAAAGATTTTCTTACCAAACTTGAACAGTTTGACTTGTCCATCATTCTCAGGATGTTTTGGATCGCTGACAATGTAGACGTTAGCAATGTAGTTGAGTTTGCGTTTTTGTTTACGCACGATTTCTTTGTTGGCTTCAATACCAGAGTTCCACAAACGGTTGTTGTGTTCACAAACTGGACATTGTTGATTCTTTGTGGTCAAACAATTATCAATTAACCAACCACCAGGACCTTGGAATCCATGGGAAAAGACCTTGACCCAGGGTAGTCCATCTTCACCATCAGCAGGAGGTGCAGGCAAGAAACGGATTGTAGCCATGCCGTTACCAGCTTTGTCTACTTCTGGACGCCAGAACTTGTCATCGGATTTACCACCTTCTGAAGAGCTGTTGAGTTGCTCGATGGCCTTAGTGAGTTTCTCCAGATTGCCTGAAGATTTTTTTAGAGATGCAAATGAGCTCATAATTTTCCTTTCGTATTACGGAGTATTAACGGAGTATTAAATGTATTATCCACTTTATTCATCATATATGTATATTTATCCAAGTTAAACGTACATTTTTAGTTGCATAATGGTAGACAATGCATTATTGTGCCAGATGGCAATGCCACCTGCTTTTCGCCAATCTTCAATGACACTCAAGGTATCATCAATGATTAGAGAATCTGGTGTGGCAAACTTGTACTTGTGTCGTTTGCCTGGAACAAAATTGGATGGCCAATTAATTCCATATTTTTGTAACCAAATGTTTTTCTGATTTGAAATAGTTTGGTATGTTTCTTCGTATGCGGTAGAAGAACAAATTTCTTTTGGTGTACTGATAGAATCCAAAAATACTTTCAATACACCAAAATCTTCCATAGGTTCTAAGTTTGCAAACTGACCGGATTCAATGAATTCAAAAAAGTTTGGTCTGAATGTTTTCCTACGGTCTTGCTCTCTAATGTCACCATACAATTCTTTGTATCGCTTTTCAAAGTTACACAGAACACCATCCATGTCAACGTAAATTTTAGATATTTTCATGCATACTTTCTTTTACAATGGACTTAAATTTCTGTTTATCATAATATATAAACGGCGTATACTTTTCAATCTTGAGTTTCCAGTTTGGCCAAATGATATCGTCAGTTATTTTTCTTTCCCACATAGGGAAGAATCCCATCAAATCATTCAATATGGCCACAGTTTCAACCATCACTTCACCTTGTAACATCATCGTCAGCAAATACGGATATGATCCGTTGTCTGAATACAAAAAACTGCCGGATGATTCGAATAAGAACATTATATCTTGTTCGAACTGGTATGTCAAGCTCTCTTTGCGTTTCTTCCAGGCCTTGTAGGTTTCTTCACCTTCTGGTCCCATAATGTCACCAATCCACTTGATATCTTTTTCCAATAAATTGGCAATGTAAAAGTTTTTCAACTCCTCAAGATTGTACTTGCGTGACAATTTATAGAAAGAGTATTTGTCTTTCCTCACCATGAATGAATTTTCACTTATGTTTGTTTTGCCATGATACTTGAAGTAATCATAGGATGGGGAACTAAAGTGAAGTTTCAATGAATTATATAAAGCAAAAGCAGAATAACCATTCCGCTCCTGAAAGACAAAGTTCATACTGGCAGTTTTGCAGTTTTCTTTAAAAGATTTAACTCTTGTGCTTCTTCACGAATTTTAGATTTCAAGGAACTGGAGATAAGTGTAGAAGCAATGTCAATCTCCAATCCAGTTTTCTCACAATAGGCTACGATAGTGTCCATGATGGGTTCACGGGTTTCTTCGGCCATCTTCACAATGGCGTCACTAAATTCTTGAATTTCGGTTTTCGTAGGCATGATTACAGTTTCAAATAATTCAAATGTAAAGGATGACCAATAGGACCTTTGAAATAGGTATTAAAAGACAAACTTGTTCTGGAAACATTACTTTCTCTGATATCCACAGAATGTACCGTTTTTGAAGAAAACAACATCAGTTTACCTTTGACAGCTGGAAACCACCATGTTTCTGCATTGATAATATCATATTCAGTTTTAGGAAAAGGATCGGAGTCATACTCCCTATGAAATTTTATTTTATCGTTTTCATCAGATTCAAAATAAAAAACACCACTCACAATACTATTTGGATGTGAATGTACATGGTGTCCTTGGTAATTTTCTGAGAAATTTAACCAAGATTGTGTGATATACAAACTTGTTCCAGGATGTACTTTTAACACTTCATGAAAATATTTTGAAGCGTGTAACAAACAAAATTGCCTGATATCAGTCATTTCATCCGAATTTAAAACAAATGTATTTTCACTTGTTCTATTCAAAGTATTTGGAATAGTTTTCTGTTTTTGTTCAGAAACAAACTTCAATTCTTCTTCCGTAAAATCACGGCCGAGGTCTACATCACAAACCACCACGGGAAAAATACAATTTACTCTAAGGTCGGACATATTATTTTTTCACATTCAATGCATAGGAGATACAGGTGGCAGTAGGATTGGTTTCGTATGCACACTTGACGGCCAATGGATCGACACCTTTGTTGATTGCGGCCTCAACGTTTTTGGCCATGTTATTACGGTCATTAATGTAATTTAATGATACAGAAATAATTCCTGTCATGCACATGATCATAACACAAATCACAATCGTAATTAATGTAGAATTACTATTGGTACTCATTTCAGTAGAACTCCTTGTTTCTGTCAATTTCGTCACCTTTTCTCTTGTAAAAAATGTGCCGACCGATTTGGTCAACTTTGTCCAATTTCCAACCGGGTCTAACGTAGTCGGCGTGGTAATAGGTTGCTCCATATGTTACGTCCTCAATTCTTTCAAAGTTAACAACGATGTTTGTTGCTAACTCACGAATGTCATTATACAATGAAGTGCTCTTGATTGTCAAGCGCCTGTCGGTAAATGTTTTGTCGCAATACCAGGAAAATTGGCATGTACCACCAGTTTTTTGATATACAACATCACAGATATTTCCGGCGTAGTTGCCAGTTTGAACACGGTTGATTGTCACGAATGCTACGGCCATTTTGCCTTGTGTTGGCTCATGTGCAGCTTCAAAATAAATGTTTTCTGCCAAACATGTCACTTGTTTTTGTGCATCTTTTGTGAGTTGACTGTATGATGCTTTGATTGGGAATTTGTTGTTTATGTTAATATTGATTGCGTTCAACATCAACACGATTGTGGACAGAATTAACATTAGAAGTATAGGTCTACTTCGCATTGTTTTCCTTTATTGATTGAGGTGGTTTTTTAGAGAACCACCTATGAAACTCATCACACATTAGAAACTATGTGTGTAACCAACGAATTTGGTGTTGGCCAACGCTACGTTTCCTGACAAACTATGGAAATAACCAACAGAGATTTTATCTTTTTTGGTCAAATTATAGTTAACAGCATAACGCATTTCGGATGTTTTATCCAAATAGCTGTTCTGAATGGCGTTACGGTAGTAATAACCAACACGCAAATCTAGGTTTGCAGGCAAAGTAACCTTGACCCCTGGTTCAATTGTGTAATATGAAAGACCGTTAGAACCGGATGCTTGTTTATAACCCAAAGAACCACGAGCATACAAATCAACTGGACCAACAATTGCTTGTTTAGCAGTCAAACCCAATTCTGTACGGTTAGTAACCAAATTGGTGTTGCTTGATTTATTGATGATCATCACATCACCGGCCAAATTTTTGGTTAAATCGGTTTTGAAATCAAAAAGATTTACATGGGTTACTGCTTTTGTTGCTTGGTCGGTTTGAATACCATCAATATAGGTAAAATCTGCACCAGCAAAAGCAGACATTGACAAAATGGTCGTTGTGACCAAAAATAACTTCTTCATTAAAACTCCTTGTTGTTGAACATATTGGTGATTGATTCTGTTACGAGGTTCAATCACCAAAACCCTAGTCAGCGTTTAGGCTGCCAATGCGAACTTTTCATCGTTTGCGTTTACTTAATTTACTTTTAACGACTATCTGTGTCGAGTTGTCCACTTCTATACTATTTGCCCTGTCGAAACCTGGTCATCCCCATCAAAAGCACACACTTAGCTGGTTGCACGCCAGCGACTGATCGAGAGTCTGCTTTTGTGTATGCTTTTGGTGGAGATGGGCGGAATCGAACCGCCGTCCAAAACACGTTTCTAGTTGCTTCGTACAACCATTATGGTTTTACCAGGACTTCCTGATAAACTCCATTCACTTGCATCATAACCTTGCGATATAGAACACCGTTCACGACCACAAGATTAGGATCAGTCATTACTTGTGGCTGAACTACAACAGGTGGTTGAACCACAACTGGTGCAGGTTGCCTTGCGATCTCATATCCAATCACACCACCAACAACTGCTGGAAATGCCCAACCAAAACCATAACCACCATGATGGTAATGGTGATGCCATTGTGCATTTGCTGTCATAGTCATCAATCCTAATGCTGATGCGATCAATAGTTTACGCATGATTTCTCCTCAATGTTTGGATTATACACTGAAAGTATAGTATTGTCAAGCCCTAGAACCTAATAATACCGTTGTTTAAATGCTTATATAGGTTTATAACATGTGAGCCAAGGGATACTGCATCCCTAAACCTACGTGATTGTAGTGATTCAGAATCACACAAACCAGTATTCATAATTTCCAAGAAAAAACCAACAACATCAATCAATGTTTTTCTAGCAAATTGATACTGTGTGTTCAATTTGTTAAATTGTTCAGGGCTAATTGTATCAAATACATCCATAAATGTTTCTTGCCAAAGTAGGTCAGAAACATTCACGGCTAGAGATAACTTTTTAATTTCATAATCAACATTGAATCCTTGTTCTTCAGCCTGCTTCAGCAAAGAACGAGCACATGATATGTAATTTCCAGTCAATCCATAAAAATGAAAACTACTGAGTTGTTCTTGTAAAGAATCCCTAGTTAATATCCAACCATCTGGTATCACACTATCTATAGTTAGATCACAAGGGAACGCCAATTTCATTCCAATTGGATTCGATTCACTTGGTGTAACCGTATGTGTTGTGGATTTTAAATCAACAAACACTTTCCTTACAATTTTTTCCTCTTTTGCGTCCCTAACAAATAGCACCATATAGTCTGCGGTATTTAACTGTGACGCCCAATATTTGGTACCTCTAAGATGGTTGTCAAATAGTATTAAACTATCGGGTTTATATTTCGAGAAACCTTTAAAGAAACTGTATGCTCCTATACTGGATTCATAGGGTCTATTGAACTCAGGTAGATTGTTTTGACTGTATGCTATATTGATTGAATTTCTAGCGGATTGATTGTGTAGTATGGAGTGAGCCAATCCTAAATTTTGTTCTGCAACGATTCTTAAATTTTCAAACCACAACTTATATTCAGCTGGATCCTTATTTATGAAACTAATGTCAAAATAATCTTTTAGGCTGGCCACAGTTTCCAAATCGAAAACACTAACCGATGTGAAATCTTTATCAATTTTTCTCATCAACTTGTTTACCCCAGTCGCTACGGTTCCAGGCACGTTCATGTATAAAATATAACACACTGTTTACTACCAGTGCGAAACTAACAACACCTAAACCCACCCATGGGTTACCGCTTGCAATCCAGCCACCAAAGAAGTTGGTGATGGTAACTAACACACGCCAAGTAATGACCTTGGCCATCGAACGAGGAATTCGTTCTTGAAATTTTGTTTTGATATTAAACATTTATAATTCCTTTCATATCACCTAAACAATAATCGTGTCTAAAAACTTTCATCGCATCTGGAATTCCGTTTTTAAATTGTATCATTTCTGGCAGTTGTTCTGCTAGATAATTTATACCACGCCTCCATAAATCATATTCTCTATTGAAGGTTTCATCGTTACGAAACCACGTGTCAAATTCCGTATGCCACCATTTGGTGGATTTGTTTGTTTGGAACCATTCTTCGTTCCATGTAGTATATATTACAGATCGGAGTACCTTCTCATGCACCAATCGAGTCATTTCATAACCATTCATAACACCAGGAGTTTGTATCCAAGCATATTGCATATGTGGATTAGTTTCTAGCCATCTTTTAATAACATGCCCTTGTTTGGCTAACATGGGTAAGGTACTAGGACTCCAATAAAACAGTTCAGTCTTTAAATTGGTATAATCTTTGTTAAAGTCATTGATTGTGGTTATATTAGCCACAGTATCCGTAAAGAACATGTAGAATTTATTGTTTACTATTCTAGTCTTAGGCTTGTCCAATCCAACTATAATGGCAACTTTCAAATTCTTATCGAATTGTTTACGCATCTCTGCGAAATGTTGGTAATTATAACGAAACAGTTGACCAATCGACAAATGGTCATTTCGCCCTAACACCCAATCAACATCATCAAAATCTTTCATAGAATCCATTACAACCTGACTTACATCCAACACTGTAATTTTGGTTTTCGGTGATTTCTCGTTGATATACTTCAGTCTTGGTATTGCCTGTAACTCATGTTCAGATGCGAAATTCCAACTATCTTTTATGTTAGTATCCAATACAGTAGTTTTCTTTGTGGCATTTGACATATGATTAGTTACAATTTCATCAATATGCAATCCTTGCCTAATGAAAGCTTCAAGTATATTATTCGTATCGGAGCCACCACTAAAACTTAATATTAGATAGTCGTATTTCTCCCTTAATTCTCGGGCACGTTTATCATATAGTTGATCTAAAGTTTCTTCAGGTTCAATATCCCAATTATATTGTTTGAATACATCATCGTTGAATATCCAATTAACTGGCTTATTGACCGTCTTAGCATAGAGTAGTGCATTAACTTTGGAAGAAAAATTTACTCCATCACACACATAATAACCCAACTCTTTATCAATCATCTAGATAATCTTTCAATAATATATCATATCACTTTACCCAAAGACCAGACTCGACCAAGAATTCTTTGTCTAAAGACAACAGTGAATTTTTTATTTCTTTAGTTTGTTTTTCGGATAGATTACGTGAATATATCATGATAGAATTTTTAATTTCTATTTTTTTCAAGTTATTGGGCAACAACGGCACATTCATTTTTGGATGTTTTGTGTTTGAGTACAACATGATTGCATTAATCTTATTGTTAGAAAGATGCTGTGTTGAACCATACGACACCAAAGCAAATGCGTCAATGACACCACCCATCAAATCAATCATACCTGGTGCACCGGATTTGTATGGAACGTACATACAACGTAATCCTTGTTCACATAACTTAACTGCTGCGGCATGACTGAAGGTTCCTTCGCCGCCGTGACCAAATTTAATTTCACGTTTACTGGAAATTTCATAAAGATCATTCACATGTTCAATACCACTTCCATTTCTAACAAACAAAATGTTGGTGAATTCGCCTAGTGTAAAAAGATTTTGTGATTTATGATAAACAGGATGTAGTTGTATGTTGGTATCGGCCACAATTAAACTTGGTCCCACATTGTTTTCAAAATGTGTATAACCAATAAGGTGTGCGGCACCAGGTTTGTTCATTACAACAAAATTTAAAGATGTTGTATTCTCTAAATGTTCTACAATTTTTCGTGTGATTGTATCATCCGGACCACCAGCAGAAGCTCTTACAACAAACTCAATCGTTTGACCATGGCATATATTGGCCAATAAGGCCAACAAAAGAAATAGTTTTTTCATACATAATCTTTCAACAATTCAACAACTTCTGGAAAAGTTTTTTTCCAATCAGTTCCTCTGATTTCATCTAATCTATTCAAATAATTTATGTGATCCTTTACTGATTGCACACAAAGTTCTTCTGAATATGTGTCCATATTGTTTTCAATATAATCACACAAGAAATTTTTCCATCTTTCAGATAAATTGGAGTTTCTGTATAAATCTATAACTTTTAATTTTAATTTTTTTGGTAGTAATGCTACATTTGCGTGAGATGGCCATTTTAAGAATCTTAAAGAAAACATTTCTTTACCATACAAAGAATTTTCTGGTGTATAACCCAACTTTGTAAAGTGTTCATACATTCTGATTGGAGAATAGATTGAATAAATTCCAATACAGGTAGACAAATTTCGGATTTTAATGCCGTGTTCTTTTAACAGTTCCAAATTTTTGGTCATCACATCAAATTTTCCAGGATATCTGATGTATTCAAACTGTTCGTAGATATCATCACAACTCACCGACAAAACAACTTTTTTAAAGTGTTCAAACTTATTCAGTATCTTCTTATTGATTACGGTTAAATTGGTATCATACTCCAATATGATATTTTTAGAACAACCAGATTCAATTAAATTATCCAGTAGTTCGTCATGTCCTTTAATTACAAAAGGCTCTCCACCCATGATATAGAGGTGTCTTATATTCTTTTTGATTAGTTCAAATTCTTTTTTCCAATTCTCCGATTCATGCCAAACTTTCATGTCGGATTTCCAAACACCATTTTCTTGTTTTATATTGTATACTTTACCATCAACAATGATGTTTTTGTTGCCATATAATTTGTATTCATCTTCATACCATAAATTACTATAAATGGAACTGCACATGATACACTTCATGTTGCAGGTGTTACTCAGTCTGAGTTCTAAACTTATTGGTATTTGTTCTACGCTTCCATCTTCTGTTAGATGGTCGGATACTTTTTCAAAATTAATTGCACCATCCAAATCATGGATTTGTTTGAATGATCTGAAAAATCTTAATGAAGAGGAGATTTCGTTGTTTTTGTTGGCATCATCTCTATCCCAGCAAACCTTGCACATAGGATGTCTTTCGTTTTTGGATTGTGCAAGTCTTATCTTTTTATGTGTTTCACTATTCAATGCATCCATGATAGAATGTGTCATTACATTCATTGTTTTGCCGTTTTCGTCTAGGCACATCCCATGGTTTAGGCTTTTACCATCTTTACCGGTTTCTCCAGAAAAACCACAAATCTTAAAATCACCTGATGGATTTATTTGAATCGATGACCAAGGCAATATACAAAAAGTATCTTTATGAAACATAACAAAATAAAAAAATTAATCTAGTTCTGGCTGACTAAAATCTGGCCAATCTGAATTGATAATTTCACCATTATCATCAATTATAAAAATTCTAACAATATGTTGGCCAACAGATTCTCGTTTTTTTCTTATAATATGGAGTCTTTCAATCATGCCCTTGGTCAAAAATTCAAAAGCAGAATTAGCATTATCTAATGTGTCGAAAGTTAAAATTGTATATTTTGTTTGTGCATCAGGAAACTCATCGTGTTTTGAAATTAGTCCTTCTGGATTTTTTAATCTATCCAAATCCTTAGATAATACAAATATTTCATCTTTTGTGAAATCTTGTTGAATTGTTGCAGGATTAATTACAAACCAATCATTATCAACATTTTCTCTTGTGTAAACAGTTTTTACTTCTGCCATTTTTTAACCTCATTTTTGGTAAGTTTTGAATAATCTATCCCATATTGGAAAGAATAGTCCAAAATTTTTATTTGGTAATTCATGATGAATTAAGTGTCTTTTTCCACTTAATAGAAGTGGATAATCTATATTTAGGTTATGTTCCACCGACTCTTGTATGAAGGCTGCCCAAACATAGTAAAACACAAAGATCCACGATTGACCTGTGACCAAAGAAAATAATATTGTCGGTACAACCTCTGTTATCCATAAATCAATCGTACTTTCTACATCGTCATTGAACAAAAAAAGGTTGTTCCAATGCCACTTGTTTTGATTGCCGGATCTTATATTTTTATTGATAAATGAATGGTGTTTAGAATGATATCTATTGACGAATTTAATCCTATGGGTTACACGATGTATCCAATAGAGCATGAAAGTCCATAAGAAAAAATACAATACATAAATCATTTTATAAATTTATTTAAATCAGAAATCAAATCAGATTTTTCCATAAAACAATAGTGTGTTTCAATATTCAATTTCATTTCATGGAATGTTTCGTAAAATTCTTTTTTCCAAAACATTTTGATTCTATTTGGTAATTGATATAGTTTTGACTTGGCTTGTTGTAAGGGTAAAAGCATTTGTATTTCACATATAAGTGCAAAAAACAAACCTATATCGTAAGTAAAGAATCCTGACGGATGTGTAGGATCATAATCATCAAGGTAATAATCCCATTCACAAAACTGTAATTTATTTTTTACTGTTTCATCCATGTTGTTGCCTGACTGAACAATAAATGGATCTCCGTAACCAGTTATAAGTTTACCTGATTGTTTATTTACCTCGTCACATACAATCAAAGGAAGACCACCAAGTAAAGAGAACAAGTTTCTGTCTATTGTTTTTTCTTTTAATCTATCCAAAATATCATTTTTTGAAAAAGACAAAACCTCAGGTTTTACTCCTTTTTCCTTACAAAAATTATAAGCCCATTCAGATTCCATTTGATTGTATGGTGTATCTATTAATACTGGTGTGATTGGCAAACCTTCGTCACAAAAGGTTTTTAATACGAATTCAGAATCTAAACCACCACTATAACAAACATAAATCTTATCGTGCTTTTCGGCCAATTCATGAGCAACTCTTTTGGCTTGATTCATAAAAGAATCTGGATTAAAATCATAAGGTGCCATTTGTATTTCAAAATCACACAAGTTTGTTGGCGACCTATTTTTGAGACTTGTGGTGAACCAGTCGTTTTTTGTTGCCATTATATTAGATCATAAAATTTTGTTGATATGGGACTTTGAGCACTTTTATTCACACCAAAATTTAATTTTGAAATGCCAGCATTGTATAATGTATAAACAAACGAATCTGTTTTATTCATTAGATAACTGTCTCTCAAACTAAGATAATTTGTTTTGCTTTTTGGTGATTTGTATAATATTGGCTTCCTTAGATTATACACTATTTCGTCAGTATTTACACCACTTAATTTTTGAACTCCGGTTTCTTGCGTATACTCATTTGTTTTTTGTATTTGGTATACCTGTTTGAGTAAATGCAACTGTTTGATTAAAATGTAAGGGTATTTGTGGTCCCAATAAAAATTAATTCGGTCACAATTACTCACACTAACCTTATTTAAAAAATTACCATAACCGGCCAACGGCAAATCTCTGAAACAAAAACTGTTCAACATATAATTACCTGTTGGTAATCTAACCATGTTTCCATTGGGGTTGAAGAACAAGGCAGGTTTATCTTTACCAAAGATCAATGCAACTTTTTTGTTACCTAAACTTTTTGGTATTACATATCTTTCTATATCATTCCAAAACCAATGGTGTGGACTGAACCAAGGACCAATATAATTAATCCAATCATCCGAATATTGTGTGATAGTCAAAACATCCGGTTTAACAAAATACTTTGTGTAGTCATAGACTTCAGTGATGGATTCTAGGCCTAGTTCTTTGATATACGGAAAAACATTATGATACAATTCACCATTGTGATTCTCATCTACACCTGACATTGAATCTTGACTCAACGCACCAACTGTTATTATTTTGTCCAACTTGATATTGTTATAATAAAAAGTTTCCAATATATTTGTTGAATCGTGGCCACCAGAATACGCCAAGATCAAATAATCATATTCATCACGCAGCCTTTTAGCTTGTTGTAAATAGTGGTATTCTAATGTGCCTGGCGGTTCTGTTTTCCAATCTTGTTTTGACCATGCATCGTCATCATAATAAAAATATGTTTTTATATTATTCTTTTGTGAATATTTTAAGGCCTCAATCTTAGAATTAAAAATTTTGCCATCATCGCAATAATAGTGCATTTTATTCTTCTATTAATTTATTATGCCATAAAATCTGGAATTGACAGGCTGAGTTTTTTCTGGGCCTACTCTTTGATGTAATTCTTTCAATCCCTTTTGGTGCAATTCGTAAATACTGTTATTTGTTTTTTCTTTTAAATAATTGTCCCTCAGACTCAGTTCAAGTGTCTTACTTTTTGGAGATTTGAATATTATGGGTTTACGCAAATTATAAACCAAATCATTGATTGTTTTGTCTGAAAATTTTGGAACACCTTCTTTCATATCATAAAGAAGTTCGTATGTGATTGTATAGTATCTATGTAAAACATGCAACTGTTTCAACAAAATTTCCGGAAATTCAGGATCCCAATAGAAGTCTATTCTTTTGATATTGCCGTGAAGTTTTCTTTTGTATTCAGTAGAAGCATAAGACAATAATGGCGTATCTCTAAAAAAGAAACCATTTAATTGCATTGTACCGTCAGACAACTTTACTATCTTGCCCTTTTCGGAAAAAAATAAAGAAGGTTTATCCTTACCAAATATTATGGCAACTTTTTTATTCTTATATTCTTCAGGCACAACAAACTTTTCTATGTCATACCAGAACCAATTATGTGGACTAAACCATGCACCACATAAATCAATCCAATTTTGGTTTTGATTCAGTATAGAAAAGTTTTTGGTGTTATCAAAGAACTTGGTATAGTCGATGACTTGTAATATGTGTTCAAGTCCCAACTCTTTTACATATGGAATTACGTTCTGATAAATTTCACCGTTATGGTTTTCATCAGATGATTGTGTCGTATCTTGATCAAATGCACCAACAGATACAATCTTATCCAGTTTGATGTTGTTGAAGTGAAATGTTTCTAATATGTTGGTTGAATCATAACCACCACTATAACACAATATGACATAATCATATGCATCACGTATTCTTTTGGCTTGTTCTAGATAATAGTAATCTAGTGAATGTGGTGGCTCAAATGTCCAATCTATTTTTTCATAGATGTAATCATAGTAATAAAAATTTAATTCAACTTTATTTTTATTACTATGTTCTAACGCTTCTACTTTTGAATCAAATTTTGTTCCATCGGAACAATAATAATACATCATTTTTTAAATAACAAAAAATTACATGATTAGAAAACGTTACATTTTATTACCATTTGACTTGAACCACCAGCGTTCTGGTCATCACAAACTGGGAAAACGATATCGTCTACACCAATTGTCCATTGATAACCAGAATAGATAGGCAACAAAGGTTGTCCGTTTGCACCTTGTCGAGTACCATAACACCACCATTGATATCCACTTGTAAAGTTTGGATACCAATAGTCAGCAGAATTTCTCCAGGTCGTATCTGGTGTTCGGTCATCTGGATTCAAGTAGTACCAGTTAGCATAACCACGGCCGCCTGGTGAATGGTGAGACCATAAAACACAAGGAATAAGTGCGTTACCACCAGCATAGTTGCCGTCAAAGTTACCGCCAGATTGGAAGTTGTTAAAAACAGATATTGCAACAGCACCTCCGCCCGCAGCCTTAGCAGCAAGATATGCGGTTCTTGTCATTTTTCCATATGACATTACTGTTCCACGATCTTGGTTAACACCAAAGTATTTTAGTTGATACCTTGTACCATATGCTGGACTGCTGATTCCAAGTTCAGCCAACTCAGCTGTAGACCAGTTGCTGCTTGGATGTACACCAACAAGTTGTTGACCACTAAAACCAGAACCACCATCACTATTTCTAGGTAATAGAACAGACCAACTTCCGTTGGCTCCTTGATATGTAAAAGAACCGTAAAAAGATGTTCCGCTAGTATTAGTGAAATATGGTTTACCGCCAACATAACCGTTTGAACCGTTCATCTGTGATCCAGTTGCAACAGTTCCAGTTGGCTTAAAGTGTGTTGTTATTGTTCCACTTGAGGTCAATACATAATAGGTGTTTGAACCATACACAAAACCAAAATAGTTGCCGTCATAATTTAAACCACCGCTCGATGAACTAAGTGAAATAATGACTGCACCGCCTGCTCCACTTCCACCTACACCCATTGGAGCACCATTTGGAGGCGCATTTTGTTGGTTACCAGGAACAGTAGAAGCTGCACCACCGCCACAACCTAAAATATCAGAAACTGCCCAAGGATTGTAGTAGAGTGCATTTCCATAAGAATCTTGGCCCGTCCAACCACCTTTAGATTTATTGTTACCAAAACTTGGTGTTCCGCTATCACCGCCTTGGTAGTTGTTTGGAGTTGCGTTACCGCCACCACCACCGCCAAAGTTTGTATATCCGGGGAAACTTGATGAAAAATTGGCCCAAGAGCTAACACTACCTCCGCCGATGCCGGTGGCTGGTGTGGTATATGCACCGCCGTTGGCAACCGCACTTCCACCACCGCCGCCACCATAAGTGCCCGCAGCACCACCAGTAAATGCACCGGGTGGTGTTGTTCCACCTTGGCCGCCGTTACTACCTCCTCCACCTGGAGCTGTGTATGCTGATCCTGCGATTGTAACGGTTGTTGAGCCTCCGGCAGATCCGTTTGATCCTCCAGGAGTGGCTGCACCGCCAGCACCACCAGCTCCAATGGTTACGCTAGCGGTTGAAAAAGCCCATCTTTTAAAAGTTGATCCTGGCGGAACAGGATACATTCCTCCTCCTGCGCCACCACCTCTGGCAACACCTGGCCAGGTGGGTGTAAGGCCACCACCGCCGCCGCCACCGCCACCAAGAGCAGCCCAAACTAACCAAGGACCTGGTTGGTTACCTTGTTTGTTATAGAAAGATGACATTGATGTTGGTCGGCCGAATGTTCCAGTTAGAGTGCCATCATCTGGACCGCCTGCCAACCACCAACCAACGCCGTTATATGAACTCAATGAATAACCGCTAGCTACAGAACTGAATTGAGCAGCAATTTGAGCAATTGTTATTGCACCTGATGATGGTAAAGCCATTTTTTTTAAATAATTATGTTAGATTAGATATTTATATACACCTAATTATTTGTTTTCTCTGTAGAACGTGATGTGTTCAATCAAATTATTTAGGTGATCTTCCGTTTTTTCAATGAAAACCAATGGTTTTTCATTTTCTACCGCCATCAAAACAACAATCTGGTCGATTGGATTACCAACCAATTCTTCGTACATACATGAATATGCGGTACATTGTGCAAAATAATCTTGAATGTCTTGTGCATATTTAATTTTTTTGGACGTTTTAAAATCAATTACAGAAAGTTTACCTTCCCATTCTGCAATCAAATCAACACGACCAGCCATCTGTATGTTTTTGGACCATAATGCCTGTTCTTGATAGTGTATATTATTTATTTTATGTAGATGAGGTCTGATGCTCTTGAACATTTCCAACGCATCTGGCATAATTTGACCTAGTGGTTCGTTGCGAATGTATCTCTCACATAACGTATGTACATTGGTGCCACGGGATGTGGCTTGTTTAGATATCTTATTAGCAGTTTCTTCACCCACACGCCTACGCCATGCCATAATTGCTTCCTTTTTCTTTGCACCAATTACGGTAGTAACGGATGGCAAACGAGTACCATCATGCAAGGTATAGTATCTTTTCCCATCAGGAAAAGTTTCAGATTTTAAATCATCAATTTGTTTTGGTGGGCAAAAGGTAAACATATTATCTGTGGAATGGACAACCACTCTTTTCTTTTAATTTTACTTGATATGGATATGGATTATTAAATTTCAATGGTCGAAATGTTATCATATCCGCAAACTTTTTTTCGTCAATTAAATGGTTGTGTATAACAACTTCTTTTTCCGACATAGGAAAAATATTCACCAGAGGTGTATTGTGTTCAATAACAAAATCTTTGGTTTTATTTTTCTCACACTTAATGATCATGTTTATATGTGTTGCATATACGTGCGAATAGTTTACTACACCATTTAATACAGTAAAGTGGTCGTTTAAATTTTTTTGCCAGGTGTTTGAGACCCAGACCCAATTTATATTTTCTTTTGTGTTAAATGCCCATGGAGAATTAATCTTCATGTGTGTATATTCAGCATCGATAAAATCACCATATTGTTTTTTGTCGTGCAGAGTGGCCTGTGTAACGTTGTCAGAAAATGTATAACGTTTTGTAGGGAAAGTTTGTGGTTCAAAAAAGTTCATTGAAATGGACAAATCACACCACATATTCAAACTGATAGATTCTTTATGAAAATCTAAAAGTCCACTACAACTTTTAATTGTATTTCCTTTTTCCATTCTTTTCCACCAATCAGGTAAAGACTTGGTTGCTTTATCGATTGGTGAATACTCATAAACATGTTTGAATGGCGTAAAACAATCTAAATGAATTTTATTTCTTTTAAAGAAAAACATAATAAACCTCAGGTAATATCCTCATACTTTAATTTGGCCACAATATAATCTTTAACAAGACTACTGCGTACAATATCATCCACATCAAACTCAATCTTAGTAAATGCTTTCATATGATATGCAATATCAAAGAACTTCAAAATACCAGATACATCGTTCTTCTTTTTATTTAAATCTGTTTGACGATAATCACCACACCAGATAATCTTAGAACGATAACCAACACGTGTCATGACCGTATCAATTTCTTCAAAGGTCATGTTTTGCATTTCATCTACAATGATAATTGCGTCATCAAACGACATACCACGAATAAATGAAGTGCTTATAAATTCTATGTATCCTTGTTCCTCCAAGCGGTCCCATGCGTCCTTGCGGCCAAATAGTGTTTCACATATTTGACGATATGGTTGTTGGTAGATTTCCATTTTCTCTGATACATCACCAGGTAGGTGACCAATCTCACGGCTTTGCACCGCAGAGCGAACAACAATAATCTTTTTAAATGGATTACCTTTGTCCAATACTTCTTCAAGAGCACGATACATTGCACAGAATGTTTTGCCTGTGCCTGCTACACCATGTAGTGCAATAAAGTAATCACCTCTTTTATATGCATCAAAGAAAATTCTTTGATTATCTGTTAACGGATCAAATGTCTTGAGGTGGTCTAATTTGATCTTAAGTGCATTATTTACAGGTTGATGTTTGTTTTTCCATTCGTTTTCACTATTAACTTCTTCCAGATTTTTTGGTGTTTTTCTTGTGACCATTATTACCCCCTAATAACGCAGCCATTTTTACAACTTTTTGTTTTTCTTGTACCTTCACTGGGGATTTTTTCACGGTGGTTTTTTTACCATTGGATCCTTTCGGTAAAAATAGAGCCGGCACTTGTGACATTACCATTCCCTCGGCATTTTAGTTTTGTGTGATTTATGAAGTGTATTGCCAGGCACGGTGTCTTTGATGCGTTGAATGACACCTTGTTCAAATGCTTTGACGGGTTGACCTGTACCTGGTGTATTCATGCGTAGACCATCACCTAGACCGGCAAGGCCTTCTACGCTGAAATATCTTTCTAGATGTGGATTTTGTTCCTTGAATTCATCAAGTACTTTATATGACATGGTGTGTTCTTCAACCTCACCTGTATCTTTGTTCAAAAATTCATAAACTGGCATTAGCGAACCACTCCGGTATAATACGATTTTTCCATTTGGCGAAACGAACTTTCTCCTTTATATAGTAATTATGATAGGACTTAAGGCTATCATATTTACGACCAGGCAGTGGATTTTCAGCCATAACTTTGAGATCAACAGGCATGGCTGGTGTTGGTGCAAAAAATTTGCCTTGAGGAATGTTTGTTGGACAATAAAACAAAAATTTGCTTAGGCGTTCACATGAATGTGTTTTGCCATAACGGTGTGTATATTCTTTACACAGGTGAATCCACATGGCATATAACCATGCATAGTTTTCATCATTCTCACGACACCAGATTGCTGATGGATGATTAATGTGTGATGCTTTGTAGAGCACACTTTCACGTTCATCATTCAATCGCCACCGTTGAATCCGGCGGCCATTGGCCGTTAGATCGGTGTATTGTTCACCGTCAACCACACGATGAGCCGTGGACATGAGCTGTGCATACTCAATAATCATTTTAACCACATGCTTATCACAATGCATTTCAGCACAGGTTTTTGGGTCTGGGTCAAGATAAAAGATATTCATAATGTAATTGTATCACAAAATGGTACATATGTCAACCAGTATATGGAATCTTAACACGTTCTACATCAAACCATGGTTTTTTGAGTGTTGCCGTTCCATAATTATCATGTTCCCAGGCTTGCATTTGTAAACCAACTTTTACCACATCACCTTTTTCATCGGTATATTCAGCAACCCTAAACTCATATGTTAAAGGTTTGGCAACCATAACATTGGACTGTGGAACTTCCATTTTGAAAGTGCCGCCGCCTGTATTATATAATTGTGGTTGTCCGGAAAAAGTTGTAAGTATTGTTTGTGTATTCAAAGATTCCATAACATCCTCAAAAGTCCAATAGTATCAATTGTGGTTAATAACAAATAGTTAGCCAACATACCAAAACTTTTCCGAGTATAAGCAGCCCAAGCATACATAGCGCACCCAGAAATCCAAACAGGATACAGCGCAAGTAAAGGGGGATTCGGGACTGTGGTTGCCATAGTAATACTACACCCAATACTAATAGCCCAAGCAAGCAACTCGACAATAAAACGAAACTTATTGCTACGCCAATCATTCTTTATCCAATCAAAGATTCCAAATAATATATCGTTCATCTTGCATATGCAGATTCAGCATATTTCAACAGTTCTGCAATTTCCTCATTTTTCATTTTCTGAACAGGAATCATTGCCTCTTGTTCAATTGGAACAGCAATCATTCTCATGCCAGATTTTGTGGTATAAGATGTGCATTTAAATTTTTGTGGATCTGCACGAAAAATCCATCCACCCCATTTATAATTCTTGTTGAACAATGGAGGTATTGAAACAAAATATAAAACATCCACAGACTTGCATTTACGCAATTGGTTTTCTCTGAATGAAAATGCATTTTTCAACACATATGGTTGTTCGGTTTTTACCTCTACTTTTTTGCCGTCAACAAGAAAATCTTTCTCCGAATCAAAATGATTGATAGATTCTTGCACATTTAGACCAAGATTGGTCAACATATTTGCAATAATTTTCTCGCCGGTACGGCCAAGAATTTCGATGGCTTGGATTTTATTCATGATTAGAGCTTAGGAATTTCCAAAGGTGTATTCAAATCAGGTTTCTTTTTTGCTTCGGCTTTTGGAAAACGTTTAGCAATATCTTCAGCAGTTACAGTCTGCATGGCAAACTGTTTGAATTGATCATAGTTATCGGTTACACGAAGCCCTTGGCGGGAATTCATACCTGCACCATCATTCATAAACAATACACAACCACCGTCAACCAAAGGTGCAATCTCAACGATCATATCAAGATTCACAATAACGGGACACTTTTTCTCAAACGAATTCACTTCAACGAACATAGCCATATCATTCTCCTTTAGATTTAAGTTTCGCTTTTCTATAATCTTCTT